AGTTTCTGTTAGTTCTATAAATGGATTTTGATTTGTTTTTTCATAATCTTTTTTCCACTTATAGAAAGTTGATTGGACGATACCTTCTCGTTTTAAGAAGTCGATTACTTTGAGTCCGGATTTCTCCTGTTTCTTTTTTAGTGTTAGATATTTGTTTTTCATTGTATTCCTCTTTTCGATGAATATTATACTTGATTTAGTTGTCGGTTAAAAGGTTTAAAAAATGTCACGCTTACAGAAATCTTATTAATATTATATTATATAATGGCTTTAAATGCCAGTTTTATTTTATTGACCTATTAAAAAAGCCATTAGCTTGAACTAATGACTTTTTATTCTGTTGTATCTAACTAAACCATAATGAGGTAGAGACTTGACCATTCGCTTCAAACCATATTGTAAACCCACTCCAATGATTTCCTGCTCCAGGTACTACTAATGTTTGGCCCGGAATAAGACCCGCTCTAAAGATATAGGTAAATGAATCTCCATCGCCACTTGAATCATATGAAATCCAGACATTCACATGAAACGAATTATCATTTCTAATCGTTCGTCCACTAACTATAGTGGGTGCATTCGGAATTGGAGGCTTTTGATTATTTACTTCCTCAACCCTAGTATTAACTCCATTTATGCTAAACCATACATTAACAAAGTTTCCATTAAAGAAACTTGCCGGAATCGTAAAGATTTGATTCGGTTGTAAATGAATATGGATTCTTACTGCCATTTGATCATTATCACTTGAACCCGTTATAATCCACACATCTACCATGACTGGATTATTATTCCTAATTTGGCTCCCATGTAAGTGATCTGGCATTAAAGCATTCACTGGTCTAATTTGACCACAGTTTTGACATGTTTCAATATTTCCATTCCTTACAAAATTATGAGTACAAAATATACCATTGAATTGAACTCTGTGCCCGTGTGGGTTCCAATGTTGATGCCAACTGCCAGCAATACTTGTTCTGTTTGTTATATTAATAATTAAATTATCGGTGTTTGAAAAAGCAAACTCTCCTACATTTATTACTGTATTTGGGATTGTAATTCTTCTTAAGTGGGCTTGATTAGCGAATGCTCTAGCGTTGACCGTTGTTATATTTCTTCCGTTAATTCTTTCAGGGATTGTTATTTCACCCGCAATCAGTCCTCTAACTCCTGTAATTGCTATATCATTGTTTCCAATGTTATTAGTGTAAAATGGATGAACTATGACTGTAAAGTTCTGTGAAAAATGTTTGCCACTAACAACCGAACCACTTACTGTGAAGCCATAAACTACAATACGTATGTCTTGACTTCTACCACTTACATTACTTGTAGCTTGTCTCCAATCATCTTCTGTAACTTGATATGTAATTCTGCCATTATTCATCACAACATTATGATATGGATCTGTTGAATGAATTAGTTGGTTGCTTGAATCATAAAACATTATTTGGAACCTTCTATTTCGATTATCTCTACTTCCTCCTGGCTCCCAGCTCAATAATGGTGCTAATGATAGTGATAAAATATTATCTGAGCTATTTTGAATCCTTACATCTCTTGGAGAAATATTAGATTCTTCTAAGAGCCTGCCAATTCTATCACGCTCGTTTGGAAATCTATAATTAATATTATTTAAAAAATCTCTTAATGTAAAAGTTCCTCTGATTGTTGTTGCGTCCCACCATCTTTGAAAATGACTATTATCCGGAGCCTCATCAAATAACCTTAATAACATTTTGATTATTGATCTTTGTTGTCCTTGACCTAAAAGAGTAACCGTTGGTGTAAAATGGGATGCAAAAAAAGCATTATGTCCCTGTACACCACCATATTCATTTCTAAAATAGTTCTGTGCCAAAAGAGAGAACGCCGTTGCCCATGCCTCTGTCCAAGCAAGCCTTAAAAAATGTTCCTTATCATTCACTCCAAGGATACCTGTAACAGTGCCCACCCTATTTAGTAAATCTTCATCAATATGGTGGTCCATCGCAATTGCAATATAATGCTCAGCCACTATATTATTAATTCCTAGCTGGTGTTGTATAAAATGACCGTATTCATGAATCAAAAGATTCCAGTTCCTATAAGAGTTTTGACCAATACCAGAAATCTCTCCAATCGCAAACCCATTATTGCCTCCATTAAATATTTCAATCAACGTTGATGGAAATCTTACATTCATCCTTCTATTAATTACGGCTCCCATCACTTCAGCAAATCTTTGTCCGACTACCAATCCTTGCGCTACATAAAACGCTTGAGTTCTCAATTGACCGCTATAAGGAATTAGCGAGTTTATTGTTGTCGTCATTCCTGATGAGACAAGATTTGTTATATCAAACTCATGAGAATATGCAGGTCCCCAAGGAAATTGTGGATTAACAATAAAGGTTCTACTTTCAGGATGCACTCTAAATAATAATTGTTGGTGCTGTGTGTGATTGAAACTTATTGTAAAGTTACCATATCTGTCAGTAAACGTTTCTGCTATTATTCTCTGATCTTCTGTAATATCAACAAAATTAGATAGCCAAATTACAACTCTCATATATTTTAATGGAATTAATCTTCCATTGGTTCTTTCTTCCCAACGAAGCGTTCCGTTGACAGTTGCGATATTTGAACGAGCGTTTATAGAAAAGCCTGAAATATTTCTCTCTATATTTTTTATAACTAGTTCACCTGTTGTTAATTCATGAAGTTGTTGTTGTTTTTCTTCAGTAGTAATTAAACCTAATTCATACTGTTCTATTAAATCTTCAAACGGATTATGATCATTTTTTTCAAAATCTTCTAATTTGTCTTCAATCAGTTCCTCTTGATTATCAAACCCATAAATTTGAAACTGATTACTTGAGAGCAAAACTAAACTAATAAAACATATTAAACATAAAATACTGAATAATATAAACCTTTTACACAAATTACTCAAAACATGACACCCCTTCTTTATACTATCTATTAATAAATTCAATTGTATTATCATTAATAAAACGATATTTTATTTCTAATCTTGCGCCATTACCATCAAAATAAATATTCCTTGTTTCACAATAGACAATAAAACTAGCTGCCAGCATAACTGTTCCCCATGGAAATACTGGATAATTATCAAATTGTTCCCTTGGTATTAACAAAGTTTCTGAATGGTTAAACACCCTTCCTGTTCTTCTTGATTGCTCAGCCCTAAAATCGTTAGTTCCAAAGACATTCCAATCAATAAATCTAATAAATGTTGCTTCCTGTCTCACTCTATAGTCAACAAATTCATAATCATTTTCAAAACCATTTGTATTATCCCAATTTACAAAATATAATGCCACACCAACAACAATCCCACGTTCAGCGACACCTCATAAACATTAAATTCAATTTGGTCGCTACTAACTGCCGCAAAGATCACTGTATTCTCACGTGTGTTAAATCCAAATCCAATCTTTGTGCCTGTAAAATTTTCAGAACAACCAATCAATGCAAAACTAAGCAACATCAGTAACATTATTGAAAATAATCTTATATTATTTACTTTTCCTTTTCTAGTTGATTTTTTCACTTTTATACTCCTTGAAATATTTTCGTTTACTTGTGATTTAAGTATATCATAAATCGAGGAAAATTGACTATTCAACTAATGAAAATTATAACATATTTTAACAGTCTTTATAAGCTTAACCTTCCAAAATCGTGTGACAGATTTCGACATGATTTTACACATTAAAAAGCTGCCAATATTGCCAAAATATTAACAGCTTTTTTATTTACCCTTATTTTCTTTTAACTGAATCATTACTTCTCATAAAAGCATTAATTTTTCTGAATCTTGACTTTAGAAACAGGTATTATTGATTAGACAATTTAAAGTTCTTTTCATAAATTTTAGGATTATACCTGTACAAGATTCCATGCTTTAATTCACTAAACATAAATTTAGTAAAATTATACATATCGTTAATTATTCTAAATCTGTCCTTATAAATCTCTAAATATTTTTGTATGTTAGGAACTTTAATTATTGTCTCAAAAAATAAAACATATTCGTTATAAAATTCATCAAAGGATTTTTTATGAACTTCTAAGGATTTATTTAATCTAATTAATTCTTCCTCAAGTTCAGTCATATTAGGATTTTGTTCTTCAAAAAAAGAATCAAAACAAAAGTTTTCTTTAGTCAATATTTATAATCTCCTCAATTATTAGCTTATTTTTTTCTCAAATGATTTTACTACATTATTTAACCTTTCCAATAAATCATCATATGTAATAATATCAATTAAATTAGAATACTTGCGCCTCATAAACTCAAAATCATTTTTCTGATCTCCCGTAAAATTATTTGATCTTCCAGCAATTATTATTCCTTTAGGATTAACTATATTTAATTTTAGCCCGCCAATTTTATCACTGTATTTTATAGATAGCTCTTGTTGCTGCTTTGAATTAAGTTTATTCAGATAAAATGAATATTTCTCAAGTTGCATAATTGGTCCACTTAACTCCTGCAATGGCCAATGATTAGAACGATACTTATTAACACTGACAATTCCGTTCCCATAAGGCCTTTTAATCTCTATTATATCAATATTACCATTTGCAGATATAAGTGCTAGGTCTAATCGTTTACGATCATTTTCATATCTTATTTCCATTTCAGCTATACAATAAACATATTGTGGATATATTAATAAAATTATTTCTAAAATTTCTTTTTGCCACTCTGCTTCAAGAATTTTAGGATTTTTTAACATCTCATTCAACTTATTTCTTATTGAAGTAAACTTTTCATATTCATAAGAATATAATGAACTCATTTCTGTTTCTACAACTTCAATCTTTTTCTTAGATATATATTTATCAAATCTCTCACTGAATGTTCTCTTTACATCAAGATGAGCCGCTAATAAGTTTTCTATGCGCTGTTCTGCGTATAACTTCAATTCAGTTTTATTCGGCATCTTAGTAACTATTTCTTGGTAAATACTAGTAGGTAAATTGTGAAATCCTTCTAAATATTTATCAGTAATTGCAATCGGAGAATTTACGATTCTGTCTATTTTTGCAATAATGTTAATATGTTTATTATAAGGAACACTATATACTGCATATATAAGATGATGCATCTCTAATTTCAATTCGAGATCAATAACAATTTCATTATTGATATCAAATACTGATTTTCTCAGATGAATTAATCCATTAGTTATATCTCCAATTACAAAATAATAAGTCCAATCATCATAATCATCCAATTCATCTTCATTATTTATATGAGAAAATACTCTAAAAATTGGATAAATGATATTAACAAGCTTCTTACTTCTTAATAAATCTTTTGTCAATGTAAAACCTCTATAGCTAACTTTAGCGTTATCATTATTTACATTAATAAGCTCTTTTTCTATCCAGTCACTTCCAGCTTCATATTTCAAAATTAATTCACTATCTGTTATTATCAAATCTAAACCCATTGAAATCTCCCTTTTTGTTGCAATCCTTAAAATAAAATTAGATGACTAAATTATAACATATCTCGACAAGATTTTCTTGAGCTATCGTTCGACAAAGCCAAAATAAAAACTGCTTATTTCTTAAGAAAATTAAGCAGTTTTTTTATTTACTATATTTTTATTGAGGTAAATTATCCCACCAACCAGCTGGTAAACTCCCCATCGCAAACGCCCAAATTGTAATTATACAAATAATTTCACCCTCATTATAAATAAAGCCTAAGTTCCTTAACATCTCAATCGCAACCCTTACTGTATCAATCTTAAAGAACATTAATTCTTGAGTTAAAGTTGTTAAATCATAGATTATTTCAATATCATTAACCTTTTGAACCAGTCGGCCTTTAGAGTTAATTGATAACATGAGCTGGTAAAGAAACACCAACGGTTATACTTATTCCACTACCGGTATTTGGAAACGTGATTCCTCTATACCAACTGCCAGTTCCAACATTGAGATTCGGATTTCTTTGTTCATCAAGAGGACTTTTACATCTGAAGCCCAAAAAGCATAGGTACTTCCTACTACCGAAATAAGTAATAAAATTATTAAAAGTAATCTCGCTGTTTTCTTCATGTTTTTTCCTCTATAATAATATTGGTATTCTAAAAATGATTTATTATTCTATTTTAACAAAGAAACTATTTATAAATACTCTTTTAAATCTGTAACACATATTTTACGTGTTTTCATCTAATTTTTTTAAGTGCTTTAATTATATTTTGGGAGGTTCGTGACCCTCCCCTACCATTGTTTTTAGTTCGATTCCCCTCATCCAGTCACAAATGCAGTCTCAATATTTTTTATTCAAAAGACAAAAAAACCACCGAAATATGGTGGTTTTTGCTTGTTTTACCCGAAATTAGCCCCAAAAATGGCGACTAACACAATATTTAAATGGTGCCATTTTTTACCAATATGGATTGATTTTTCACATATCGATACTATTTTCGGAAACCTCAGGAATATATCAACAACATGTGGAAACTTGTAAGACTGTCTGAGTAAATTAAACTACTATTTTTATTTCCTTAATTGGTTAAAATCAAGTAAATCTTTGATATTTGCATCATTAAACATATTCCAACTTCCAGTTGTTTCTGTCCCTGTAGAATAATAATCAGATAAGCTAAATTTTTGACTTCTACCTCTATCAATAAATAACATCAATCTATTTACTAGTAATCCAAAAGCGTTGGTGCTACACCTAAGGCTACCAAAGCTATTATCTGCTCCATCCAAAATAGAAAATGCATTTGTACTTTCATTGTACTTAAATCTGGCATAATATTTATTGTTTTGTGAAAAGATATTATCTAAACACTCATATGGTGAACTTGCAAATTTTTTAATTACCATTTCTATCATAGTCCTATTCGCTATTTTATCTTCTCTTGCGAAAATAAATGTATATATATTATCATTTGAATTTTTTTCTGGCATATATTCATCTTCTTTAGTTGTAGCAATTGTAAAATTATTCAAATATTTTCTGAAGGATGTTCTATCACTAATTCGAATTTTTCTTTTAAGCTTTTTAATTTTTGCTAATTTTGTTAATGAATCATCTAATATATTGAGATCTAAGGTGCTCTTAATTTCTCCAACTGCAATGACTCCTTCACAAGGAAAAAATGAATATTCATCATTTGCATCTCTTGTAAATACTGGAATAATATGCTTTTCATATAAAATGATGTCGCATTGATTTGACATGTTTCCGTAGCTATCAAAAACAAATCCTCTACCAACTCCTACACCGTTAGGCAGGATAGCTTCAATTTGCTTTGAAATATTAATTTCTTTGGTTTTTCCTATTTCGTCAGGGTGTATTCCATCAGCAGAGGAGCGATCAAATACTTTAATTAAATCATCTCCTAAATCACTAATAAACTTATTAACATCAAAAGTTTTTTTCATATTTTATCCCGCCTTAAATTAAAGCAAATATGCTCATAAATACTATCAAATTCTTAAAATCATCTGTTGACATCAACTCATATTTATAAATAAACAATTTTATAGATACACACATTTAATTTTTATTGATACTCAGTATTTGATTTGGTCTAGTTATTCTAGTTAAATTATATCACTTTTCAAATAGTTTTACAATCTGCACCGTTGCAGTAAAATTTGTTTTACAGTCTTTTTTAAGCTAAAAATATCAAAATAAATTGATTTTTATATTGTATTTATAATTTTCTAAGAAATTTCAATACAATTACTTCTACAAAATCAATGAATTTGAAATCTTTCTATAAAGAAACTCATCATTCCTTCAAAATTAGTATGACAAAAATTATTAAGCATATCTTTTATTCCAATAAAATATTGATTTGCTAAAGAATTGAGTAAAATCAAGTAAATTATGCCCTAAAATATTAATCTATATAACTTAACTAATCATATTGACTAAATATGCTCACCGTTCATCTGGTTTAAAATAACTTCTTCTATCTCTTCATTGAAGACTGGTTTTACCTCATGAACAAAATCTTGATCTTCTAAAATTCTTTGCTTTGAGAAAAGCCCATTATCTCCTGACAATTTCACATTTTCACTATTCGGCCTATATTTCTTATCAACTTGATTAACATATAAAAAATTAGGCATTTGAAATGCAGTCCCTGATACAATACATTCACCTGGTGCCATAACGGTTAAAAAATCAAGTGATTGTTTATCAAGATAGGCAACCGCCTTTTCAATTTTATTCAAGTCAGTTGGATTTACCAATTTATGGATAAAATAGTTATGCAGCTGTGAGATTATTGTTTGAGATATGTCGCTTGGTCTTTGACTCGAAACAGTTAAGAAGCATCCAAATTTTCTACCTTCTTTGACTATTTTTTCAAAAACATCCAAGACATTCTTATGTGCACTCGTTTGACCATATTCTTCATATAAAATGTTGTGCGCTTCATCAACAACTATGTTTACAATCTGAATAATCTCTCCTCTTTTGTCTTTTTCATTAGCAAGCGAATCGAAAATATGACTCGCTACTAATGAAGGAATAGTTTCTTTCATATCTTTATTTACATTACCTAATTGTATTATGCAAACATTTTTTTTATCAAACACTATATTTCTATCATTTGATGTAATTGAAAAATCAAATACTTTTTTAAAATCATTAATTAACCGATTTGTTCTAGATATAACCGGGGTCATAAAATCTAATTGCACACCGTTATCATACTCTTGTGAAACTGCAAAGCATAGCTCAAAAATAAATCTATCCAAGGTATTATATTCAGGCAAACTAACATCGATCTTATTCAAATAATAATCAAAGAACTCTTGATTTGAATAGTAACTTTGACTTCCATCACTATAATAAAATTCACCTTGCTTAGAATGATATTTGAAGTTATCTAAATCTATTCCTGTAAAATACGATTTAAGGCTTGTTCTTAGAGAAAAAAACAATTGTCGTTTAGAGTTTTTAAGAATAGATTTGACTTTATCAAGATAAAATTCTTTTGGTATTTCCGAATCTGAATTTCCAAATGCCTTCTTATAGGCATTTTTAATTACTGGCACCTGCGTCTTTTCAGAAGCATTTGTTAATACAATAAAGTTATCTTCTGTAAGAGCTCGAACATTTAAGGGTATTCTATCACCATTATTACTTCTAGTTTTTAGATGATATATTTTTTTATTTACTCCAGGACAAATTGAATCTGCTGAATATTCATTATTAATATCAAAAACGATAAATTTTCCTCTATTAGTTTTTTTCAAATCTAAAATTTTTTCATACTCGTGTAAGATCTTTACAAGCGTATTAGATTTTCCAGAGCCTGTATTACCAAAAATACCAATATGAGAAGGGATAATATTATCTAAATTTACTTTTATTTCTTTATTCTGATCAAATAAATCATATCCTATTTCTAAAGTATTTTCAGCGCCATCAATGTAAATGGAAGCATAGTCCTCTTTATCTAATAGTTCAACACTTGCTGATACAATGGGAAGCATTCTAAGACCTTGTATAAATTTACCATTATCCAAATGACCTTTCACTTGTAGTTCTAGCAAATGTGAGTTTACAACTCCATTTTTTTCTTCAGAAATTTCACCAATAACTTGGCAAACTATGTTATCTAATCCAACTTTGGTTTTTAAGAATCCGTTTATTTTTGGGGCATTCTCATATTTACAATTAGAAATTAAATATGGTGGCAATAATTCGCTTAATCTTGCTTTAACTGACAACCCTTTAACTTCTATTACTTTTCCAATTATTTTGCCCATGAATTCTTTACCATGTCGCGACAAACTTCAGTCATATTTTTTTTATCACCGTCTTCATTCGGCTGATCAATTAAATTAACTTTATCAATAAACTCATTAGGAAGTTCATTAGATTTATCATATCTAAACCAATAAATAGTAAGTCCTGTAGCTATGCAATCTTTTAGTATTGTATTGAGATGTCCATCATTTCCAGAATAGCCTATTACGAATAGAATAGAATTCATTCGTGATAATTGCGATTTCATTTTAAAAAAAATTTCAAATCTTTTTGCCTGTAAAATTTCATCGTACTTCCTATTACTAGGTAAAACCGGATTCTCTAAATCACCATGAATCTTAGAAACCAAGTAAGTTGGCATGAATCTTTTTTTGCTATAATCATATCCTATCATTTCAAAAAATTTGTCATGACTAGTTATGTTTGTAGATGAAATAACATTACACAAAAATCCAAGCCTATTTATTGCTTGTTCAACAATTAGATCATAATTTAAAGTATAAATATTAATTTGTTTAGTTGTATTAGTTCTATTCTCTGTTTCAAGAACTAATTTGTTTATTTCACTAAACATTTCTTCAATATTTTTTATACTTGGATTATTAATATCTACTTCATTTGCAAATAACTTAAGTTCTTTATGAAATATGTTAAAAGCATTTTTTTTTTTAGTATCTGACAAACTATTCATATCAATTTCAAAGTTATATGTTGGGTCAGTTAAATTTTTAGTCAAATAATCTCTAGTTTTTATAAAGTCCTTCATTTGCGGAAAAGCATTACCATTCACTCCAGCACCAAAAAGTAAATTTATATGCGCTGATGAAAAAACAATTTTGTTGATTTTTTGAATGTTTTTTTCTAAATTTTCATTTTGGCTTTCTTGCATTTTAATCTCCCTTTATTCATTACAGTTTCAAATTTCCTTTTATTTAATTGCTTATATCTAAAATTGTACTTTCAACAATTTTCCATTCTGATTGACTCTTTAAATATTCTTCTGATTTATTACTACTCGCTTTATACTCTTTGCAATCAAGAATCTCTAAAATAAATTTATTCCTAGGTTCATTTTTCAGATGAGCTGCAAAATTTTTTACATTTGCGTATAGTGAGCTTCCAATTGAGCATTCTTTAAATTTCATATAGTTCAATAAGAATCTATTATGATTGACTGCATTTCTTAATTCAACAATGGCTTTTAAATCTTTTATTAGTGGATCGAATCCGAATATATATAATTTGTCATCTGGCGAAAGTAATTCAACTTGATTAATTAATTCGCTAAATGATAATTCATCAATTGCCAAATAAAACTTATCCGTCTTTGTAAGCTTCTTTTTAACAATATTAGTTAACTCTAACGAATGAAGAGTTGAATATTTGTTACAAATACAAGCTCTAATATACTCTTCAAAAAAACTTATAAATTTATATAGTATTTTCCTGATTTTTTTGTCATAACGAAATGTTGTTGCTATTTCACAATAATCAACATCTGTATTTTTAAGGGATAAAAGATATTCATAGATAGAAACATGTAAGTCAATCCCCTTCGACTCAAAGAAAAACAATGCTTTTTTTTCATCATCTTCATTTTTACATATTTTCTGAATGAACTCATCTCTAGTCATATTAGTACCCTAAATCGTTAAGAGTTTCTATGAAAATAGCATATGACCCAATATCTTCATTTCTTATTAAGTGCATATTCTTTAACTCAATATATCTATTCTTAAACTTAATAAAATATCCATCTTCTTTTAGTCTCTTGAATCTACCAATACTATTCCTTGAATTTCTAATCTCGTTCCAAATAAATCGTTCGCTACCTTTATCAAACACCAGTTTTAAGTAGTTTCCATTATTTCCCTCAACCAAAATAGCAATATCGAACGAAAAATATAATGAGTTATTTAACACTAATCTTGATTTGATTACTGAGGTAGAATTCTGTGCAAACTTAAATAAATTCTTATGATTATTAAATGCTTCTAAGAATAGATTCTTAATAGCTTCAGGTCTATTTATAAGACCTTGCTTATCTCTCTGTAGAATCAAATTATAATCCAAATCAAATTCGCTATTATTGTTTCTTGTAACCAGTCTTGCTTCACCACTACCAATTAATTTTATATCAAACGTAAAATAGTTTCTTAGATAGTCTTGTACACTGTGAATTATCCCCAAACATTCTTTGTGAAGCATTTTCCTTTCCTTTTCAGGAACATATTTATACATAATTAATCTCCGATTTAATATATACTATCTTAAAATTATATCATTTTATAGGTAATTTTACAATCTTCGACAGTGCGACAAATTTCGACAATGCGCCCTAAAAACAAAAAACCACCAAACTTAATTGGTGATTTTTTTTGATTATGTATAGAACCTCATTAAGAGGTTCGGGTCCGTTACTTGGTGCCATTTTTTACCAATATGGAGTGTTTATTCCTTTATCAATACCATTTTCATCAAGTTAGGGAATATTCTAGTAGTAACTGGAAACTTATAACATTATCTAAGCAAATTAAATTACTCTTTTTATTACCTAATTGGACAAAATCCAATAAATTAAGTTTTTTACTTTACTTGTTAATCATAAAATTATTAGATGAAAATTTTCGTCTTAAAGGGGTCTGGATTTGTCATCCAATCAAAAAGCCTTAACTTTATACTCTTCTTGAAGAGCAACTTTTTTCCAGCTTGAGACTAAACCTTTTTGTTTTAAAATAATTAACATTTTTTCCGTACTATCATTTTTATCAATCTTAGCTTCTTTTGCTTCTCCAAAAAGCAATGTATATGGTGTACCAAGCGCTATTAAATAATCTTTAATTTTCTGTGAATCAGTTTCTTTCGTTCCAAAATCACAATGACTAAGTATCATTAATTTATCATTTTTTGAAATTGAAGCATCTTTAAATTGCCATAATATTTTTGGAGGTACTGCTATTCTTTCGTTAAGAACATACTCTGCAAATACTTTTTCAAAGCCATCTATATCAATAATTTCCTGACATCTATCAACTAGATTTCTCTTTATTTCTAAATTAATTATTTTACAATCCATAACTGCCGCAATTATTTTATTTGCATTCTCCTTGGATTTATATGTTGTTATTGGAACATTTACATACCTGCCATTTTGATAAGTTTGTTTGTTAGTAGTATTTACTATAGGTAAAACACAATCAAAAAAAACATCAAATTTTTGAAGTATTAAAGACTCATGTTTTTTCAAATACTCATTTAGTGTTTTAGGTTTTGAATAAAGGCGTTTTAAATCACCTTCTATGAATTTGATTTTGTCGGACATAACGAACTCTGCCAATACATCATCCGATACGTCGCCTTCATCATCTAATAATAAACCTATTCCGCAAGTAAAGCTCATTGTGTTTACTATATTTTTAATTTCGACAGAAGCAACATTACGCACCAAATCATTTAAAAAGCGAGTGTGAATATCTAATCCATTACCCTCTATAAAATTTTCATCAATTCTAGTGTTTTTTATTAAAAAACTTTTTATACATTGAAACCCTTTTTTCTCGAATGCATATATTATGTTTGACCATCTTGGTTCAATCAAATTGTTCTCTAAAAGCAATTCAAATAAATCTTCATTAAATTCAGATATTTTTTCAAATTTAATATCAATTTTCTTCATCAATAATTCTTTAATATCAAGAGCAATATCCTTTGATTCAATTAAATATTTAACTTTGTCCTCTGATTCTTTTTCACCAGAAACCTTTTCATTCAAAAGAATCTTAAATGCATAATCATTTAAGTTTGAGTTAATATATTTTAAAACACTATCTTTACTTGAAGATGAAATGAACGTATAATTTTTTGTGTAAAAATCATCCGATAGATTATTTGTATCTTCAATACAGAATATGGTTTCTAAATTTTCCAGCGTTAATTCATAATAACTATTTAAAATAATATATTCTTGAACTTCTTTATTCAATATTTCTTTACTCAATTTTTTAAATTGTGGCTTAACATTTGAAATGAAACTAATTATTTTTTTGTTATCACCTACATCATTAAATAGTTCCATATAATTATCATGTTCACTAATAAATAACGATAATTTATTATCCAAGTTGGCAGCTTTATAACTTGATACATACTTGACAGTGCAAACAAAAACCAAATTTCTTTTTTCTTCAGTTAATTTTAATGCATCTAACATTTCAACAAAAAGTATTGGTCTCAGTGGGATCAGATTTTTAAGAAGCGTCTCAATTTGCTCAGTTTCAGAAGTATTAAAATACCCCGTTAATGTATCAAAAGATTCTTTATCTTCTGTATTTTGAAGCAATCCTAAAAGATTATCAAACTTTCTTGAATTTTCTTGTATTGATATATTTTTAAGTGTTTTAACATTATCCAGAATATTTTTGTTAAGTATAGATGTATGTTTAAAATCAATCTCTTCTAATCGTCCAATTACTTCCATAAGATTGTCATGTATGCAATCATAATCTCCAACTCTGCGCTGAACCGACATAATAAAAGCTAAATCTTTTGGTGTTATTAACTGAGCCCTATAATTTGATGTGTATTCTAAATAATGTTCATCAATATATCCATTTGCAATTAAAAATCTTATATAATTAATTTGTGATTCAATCAGTTTTTCAGAAAAATCCACTTGCTTAAATTTTTTATACAAAGTTTCTAGTTCTTCAATTTGTGTCTTACTAATTCCTTTATTTGCTGACATAAAAGACTCTAAAAATAATTCATCGTCTGTTGGAAGGGATTTATTAATTTCTTTTAGATACTCTTCTTTCAAATTTTCTTGAAAACAAAAATTTACATCAAATTTTTCAACAATCTCTAAAAAATTTAAACTTAAAATTTTATGTCTCTCTTTATCAAGTCTTGTGATCTCTTCGTTTATTTTTACGATTCCGTAGTCTCTTTTTTCTTTTATCAATTTTTCTCGTTTTTTGTAATTATCTAATAATTCGATTAATTCTTTACTTTCTCTTATCATATGATTATCGCTTTGTGGATGAGATATTTGTTTAATATTTAATTTGTCAAATGTTTTTATATCAAAGGGGTTCACCAATCCACTTTGTTGATAGCCACCATAATCAAATTCCATTAATTGTCCAACAAACATATATAATAATTCATCAAATGATTCGATTCGTTCTGATTTTAGATTTTCTATATGCTGCTTTAGTAATAATATATTTTCCCTAAGATTTTTTGAAGCTTTATTTCTTAAATTTGTGACATCAATAATATTTGGAATAAGACCCTTGTCACTCCCTAACAATGAATAGTCGTAAGGAAAAAGATTTTTATATAAACATAAAGCAAACAACATCTCAGACTTTAAATCGTCTCTAGCATTCTTATCATCAAAAATTTTATTAAACATAATAATAAAATCATTAAACGTGTTCTTCATTATCCTCATATCCAAAATATATGGAGAAATTTTTTTGATAAATTTGTCGTTCAACTTCATTTTTTCGTTTATATCTAAAAGTTCTTTAAGTTTATTCCTTAAAGTTTCTTCTGCCGTAACTGGATTAACAATTGGTATAACTGGTAAGATAAATTCAAAAAATTTCGCCCTCTCATCTTCAGTCTTAAAAAGTTCATCTTTAACAGCATATAAAAATGTAACTTTTTCTTTACATTTTCTACTACTATTTATTATAGTGTTCAGTTCACGAAGCTTAGCAAATATTTCGGTAGTTGGCAATCTATCCAAATCTTCAAAAATAATCAAATTAACATTTATACATTCAAAAAAATATAAAACTTCATCAATAAATTTATTAATTAAATTTATAGTTTTTGCCGATTTTTCCCCTGATTCGTCTTCTTTTAGATCCACTTCAAAATCTTTATACTTTATTTTTGAAAACTTTCTATAGTAAATAATATAAAATACTATTAATCCTAGCAATCCCGAACTTATTGTTAGAAATAAAAATTTAATCCATTCTACTCCAAACAAAAGAAAACCACTAATTTCTATAATAAACAGTAGTGCTGTTATTATAAAAACAGTTAGTAAAATACTTTTTCCAATTGATTTCTTTATACACGTTTGGTTAGTTCTTTTAATCTCTGAATTTGGTAATTCGCTTTTATTACGACTATAAAGTAATTGCTGAAGTATACTTCTTTCAATAGCGGCTTCATCATAATCTGCATTATTAAAAGTCGACAAAGTAATACGTGCGTATTTATTATTTTCAGGCTTGCCCATATTTCTATCATCTAGTCTTTCTTGCTCTGTTCTACGATGATTATATAAATATGTATTAATGACGCTACTTTTACCAGCTCCATATTTAGCAACCACAGCAATATTAAAGACATTTTGGTTATCAATTTTCTTTTTTAGAATCATTGCCTCCCCATCATATTCAGGAAATGCCCTTGGTGCATTATCATCTAATAAATTAAGATATACAAAATGATTATCACTATTATTTTTATTTGTTTCTTTAAAATTATTATCCAAGAAACTCCCTCACTTTCATTATAAATATAATGCTTATACTTTATTTTTTGTAGCAAAATTCTTAAATTCAACTGTCATATATTTAAAATCATTAATAATATTCTTATAATAATTTTGAAGAACTTCAGAACTATCTATAAATTTCTTGATTGATTCAGGAAAATGTCTAGTAATATATCTTAGAGTTCCAATTTTTTTTAGTTCTTTATTAAAATCTGTTAATGACGGAACTTCCACTTCCAGATTGTACCTATTGTTAATCAAAACGATGAATGGAATCTCAAGAAAAGTTATTAAAGTTTTGATCATAGTTTTATTAAATGCCATTGATTCAGGAACTTGAAATCTTTCTGTAAAGAAAGTCATCATTCCTTCAAAATTAGTATGACAAAAATTATTAAGTATTTCTTTTATTCCAATAAAATATTGATTTGCTAAAGCAAAATCTTCTTTTTTTATATTATGATTTTTATCTTCTATTGCTTTCATTATTTTCTTTGCTGAATAATCCTTAGATATAAAATCATCCATTGTTATAACATTTTCTATGAGTCCGATTTTTGCAATTAAGTTTTCTTGAATATTTCTTAGCAATGGTGCTATAACAACAATGCTATTTCCTTGCATCTCTTCGTAACATTTTAGAAATAGTTTTGCATTTCCAATAGCTAATAAATCAATTAAAAAAGTTTCTTCATTATCCCACTTTTCAATCGCTTCAAGATGGCATATTATTTTATAATATTTCTCCATTATAAATCCTCAGTTTTCTTACATTTTAAAGATTATAAAACAATTTCTCTTTAATTAAGGTAATCCCCAATATTTATGAGGATATTGAAATTCTTTAAAGGCATCTCTAAAATAATCATCGTAATTCCAATCAGATTCCTCAATTTTTTCGAATAAAATATTCTTGCAATACTCACCAAAAAATATTAGTAGTTTACTGAATAAACTATCAATATATTCTTCCTCTAAAATAATTCAATTTCCTGCATAATAACCGTTCTCATAGAAAATTTTCTCACCACTAGCATTTTCTTGTCTAACATATTTAGGATAAAACTTTTTCAATGTTTCATATGCAGCTACTGAGTTATGTTTTAAAAAGTTATTTATTTTATTTAAGGAGTTAAAAGAATCATATTCTTTAAACTTCTCTATTTTAAGTTTGCTATTTTCTTTAGACAACTTATCAGAAAATTTATACAGGCCTATGACATCAAAATCTTTACTTTCGTATCCCACTTCTTTACAAACTATTAAAATAAATCTATTAACTTCAACGCAAATTTTTTGTATAAATTGAAAGTACAAAGAGTCCATAATCTCAGCGTATTTTCTTTCTCTTCTAATACTATTCATCATTGCATTAAATTCTATATCATCAAAATCATCTGAACAAGATGTATACATCATGTCATGTGACCTTGAATTATCATAAACTTGAGATGGAGTCATAACATTCTTAAAAATAGGTTTGTACTCATATTCCCAATCATCTCTTAATCTAGTAATTAAATCTCTGAATAAGTTGAACTTATAATCATACCTTGATTTGTACATTGGAATAAAATATGGGGTAGCTCTATTTTTGAAGAGTCCTTTTGGTATGTGTTCAATCATACCTTCTTTATAACAAATATTTTTATACCTTTTGGTATCAATATGCAAACGACCTTTTTTAGGATGTATTCCCCAATACTGGAAATCACTCTTTGATTTTACATTAGAATAGTCGAATCTAATTCTTTTTCGAGTTCTTTTCATATTTCAAACCCCTTATTTCAAAACAAATTAAAAAAGCAGCAACACCATTCTCTAGTTTCAAAGATAATAAAATCATCGGTGGAACTAGTCTAGGTGTCATGATTAATTTTCTATTATAATCACTCCTGCTCATTAAATATTATATCAAATCATCAATTTAATTTATAGTATTTTTATTAAATCCCATTGAAAAAATTCTAGAATAAAAGTCTCTATTATCATAATAGCCTTTACTCTCAAACTTTTTGTTGCATAAGACTTCTTCAAAAATTAATAAAGCGGCTAATGCATTTATTACATTTTCTAAGTTTGAAAATTTATAGTAAGGCTGTTTAGTACTTTTATCTATAGTCATTCTCTCATGCTTACTTTTATTATGATCATCTTGTATTAGTTACAAAATTAAGTCTAATATCTTGTTTTCTATGAAAAAAAGTTAAAAAATAGCTATTATTGCTATAAGTAAAGTAATAATTGTGACTACTAATCCAATAATCTCTGAAATGTTTGGTACTGACAGATTTGATAAATTAATCATAAATCTAATACATATGACTTTAATGAAAAGTTATAAATTTTCTCATAATTGCCAAAAATAAGTTTAAAACCAAATTTAATAAAATTATCATCCATATTTTTTATCTCTTCAATGCTAGCAATTCTAATTTTAAAATATCTTTCAACATCGAGTGGAACACCTCGATAATTAATTCTTTCTATATTTAGATCTAGTTTCTTTGCTTGCTTAAGTGTTGATTCATGTAAAATAATATAAACCCTTTTCAATGCTTTAGTTCCTGTATTTCTTAACTCTAAATACATAACATCTTCTTCAATGATAATATCTGCGTTAGCATTAATAGATTGATTTTGTTCCCATTTTTTAGCGGTTACAAGCATACCGATTAATCCAAATATTATTACTGTAAGTGTCCCTAATAATTGAACATCATTTGATTCTATTGCTTCAAATCTAAGATATGGAATAAAAATATTTGAAAATACTAAGCTTACTAAAAGCCCAAATATCATCAACATAAAAATAATAATTACAATTGCATATGCTTTTATAGAAGATTTGTAAATTTCTATAAAAATTGCTGGCGAAAAAAATAATCTACTAAAATATCTTCCTTTCTAATATTTAAGGCTCTTGATATTTTACTAAGTTCTCTTCTATTAACTAACCTGGTATTAATAATTTCATTCAGTCTTTCATCAGTAATTTTTGTCCAATCTGAGACTTCATTGATTGTAATCTCATTATTATTTAACATTAAATCTAAATTTTTAATTTTCCTCATATAGCTTCACCTCTAATTCTGTAATCATTATAAATTTTGGTCTTTCTTATTTTACTTGGATATCCTAAATCATGAAAAAACAACACATCAATCACAACATCAATTTGATCTCCATTAAATTCAATGTTCTTTATGAATGCTCTACATATATAAGTGAATATTTTTTCTTTATACATATCTCTTGTGATATAGCCCAAACAATTACTAAAAGCTGGTCTGTTACTTATACTACTTTTATTAGTATAAAAATAAGCCAACATATCGTTTTCCTTATCAATAAAAACTTCACTACCAATTTGAAGAAACTTGCTATTATTATAAGAATTAGTAATTGATCTAAAACTATTTATGACATCAATCTTTTTTGGCTTCACAGAGATAATTTCCATCGCAGTTGAATAGCACATATCTTTACTCATCAAGTTAACTTTTTCTATTTTTTCTTCCATGATAATATTTAATTTCATCTTGTTTTCACCTTGCTGAAGATTATATCACTTCTACAAATTAATACAATCTTTGACAAGGGTAAATCGTTCGACAGAGTTCGACATCTTTTGATTTTTGCTGATTATTATAACCTGCTATTTTAATTGCCTCATCAAGATTAAAAAATATTGAATGACTTTTATCATCTTTAATGCCCACAACTTTATATGATAAATTCATATCCCAATTCATAAGTTCAAATATGAGGTATATAAACTGTCTTCCCGATATTTCTAAGCCATTTTTACTATTTAATACCCACTTAGATATTTTGAAAACATCTTTATGGTCTTCTGCGCAAGCCTGAACTCCTAACAACTTCTTTTCTTGATTTATTAATAATCTTATAAATTTAGGATAATCAAGAGCCTTTAAACTTCCATGAAGGATTCGCATTCTGTTTAATCCTAGCGTTATTGTTATTGGTGAGTTTACTTCAATTAGTTCAATCACTTCTTGGGTCATAATTTAACTCCTCTCTACTTGTTGTAATATTTATTCGCTCATTTTCTTTAAAGTATGCTTCTAGCTGTCTCTTTCCTTTCTTTTGATGGATAACTTCAAATTTGGCATACTTATCTAAAATGCCAACACTAATTGCTTTTTCGTGGTCTGTTATTTCTAAACCAAATGAATCACGCCAATTTTCAGGATAGAAGGGTTTCTTACCCATCTTTGTTGGAATTCCATATTTATCTTTAGCCGCTGGTAAAAAGATTTCCACTTCTTCCAAATTAAAGAACATAAAAATATCTGTTGATGTTCTAATTACCGTTCCTTGAATTTTATATTTATTATTCGGATCCCATTTCATCATATCAAAGACTTTTCCGGTAAAAATATTACATTTTATATCCCGGTTTTTTCTTTTTCCTTTTTTATCAACATAACACCACTTAACTGCATCCTTGGAATCTTCATGACAGCCTCTAATAAGTAGCTTATTATTAGTTGGATCGATTAACATTTGAATATAATTATAGTTAGTTAGCTTCTTGACAGCTGCCATATTAAATAGCACTTTATCATAATGAAATGATATTGCCGGATCAAATGTATGCGCAAAGAACTCCCTCCTAACTACTTGAAAGCCATTCATATCATAATCATCTACAACTATCTCTCTAATATCTGTTGTTTGCTTTTCTTTCATTCTGCTCTAGACCTCTTTCATAAATTTTACTAATATGCTCATCAATTATTTCTTTTGCAACTATATCCCAATCTGTCTGCTTTTTGATAATCGTTTTTTCTAAATTGATATCCCATTTACTTAATCTGTCCATAGTACTTATCTGCATATTTAAATTGCCTTTATAAATATCATCACCATAGATGGTTACTAAATTTTTTGAAAATAATTGTTGCTCAATTTTTATATCTTGATTTTCTTCATTTCTAATCAACATTTTTTCAAAGATTTTCGGCTTACTTAAATCAAATAACATCATTTCTTGTTTTTTCTTGATGCAATGAATCCCTCTTAAAATATATTTATAATCAGAGACCCAATCTTGACTGTCGAATAATACTTCTGTAAAAGCTGAACATGCTCTATTAATCGGCGCAATCTTATTATCTTTACCAATCGTTACTTTAATTGAATATGGATCTATTTCATTAGTTTGTCTAACTGCTAATAATTTTTTAATTGGATGGAATAATAGTTCTACATGAAAAGTTGAACTTAATTTTTTAGTCAATGCACCGTTGAAGCTAAACTTTCCTTTATAAATTGACATAACCGGTGTTCCTCTATGGTTGAAAAATTGAGATGTTACCGATTGAAATCCATCAAGATTTAATTCTGATATATCAGATTTGGTAATTTCAATGTTATCTTCTATTTGTCTTATATAGTTACCATCTTTATCAATATAAGCACTTCTGCAGGCTTCTTCATATTCCTCCATAGTAAACAATCCCGCTCGTGTAACTGGCACAAACCCTCGTAATGCTCCTGAGGTTACCACCGATAAATTAGGAATCCCATTTTTAGATATAATCCTAAAACTTTTTGATAATATAATTTTATTAGTTAAATTCCAGACATCCCTAGGAATGATTGCTTCATGATGATTTTGTAGAACATAAGAATTTCTTTCGCCTTTATTCTTTTTTACTTTATGAGTAATAAAGCTTTCTGTAAATGACTTTCTTTCTTTGACGTCTCCACAATATCGTTCATTTTTTAAAATCTGAATAACGCTTCCTGCCGTCCAATTTAAATTACCAGGTTTAGTTCTTAATTCAAGGACATTCAACCAGTTAGCAATCTCATTTGTACTTCTTCCAGAAATAAATAAAGCATACATCAATTTAATTGTTTCTGCTTCATCCTCATTTATGATTAATTGCTGTTTTTGTGTTTTATCTCTGTCATATCCAAGTAATGGTTGAATCAATGGAATACCTTTACTAAATCTTCTTTCAATTGACCAGTTCATAATATTACTTTTTGTTTGTGATTCTTCTTGAGCAAACGTTGATATAACAGATAAAAATAGTTCCGATGAACTATCCATTGTATCTAAGTTTTCTGATTCAAAAAAAATTCTTACCGGATTTTTAAGTGATTTTAATTCTCTTGTTATATTCAATGTATCAACAACATTCCGTGAAAATCTTGAAACTGACTTCGTAATGACCATATCAATTTTTCCCAATCGACAATCAGAAAGCATTCTGATTAAGGCATCCCTATTTTTCATTTGCGTAGCACTTATCCCCTCATCTGCATAAATACCCGCAAATTCCCAAGACTTATTTTTATATATCATTTCTTCGTAATAGGCTTTTTGTAGTTCATATGAAGTTGTTTGATTTAAATTATCTGTCGAAACACGGCAATAAGCACAAACTCTTAGTTTCTTAGTGGGATCAAATGCATTTTCTACTGGTCTTGCGGGAATGAATATAATTTCATCTTTATTATGACCATGTTTAATCCGTTCCCGAATAATATCTCGTTCATTATCTTTACTATTCATTATTATTACTATCTGCCAAACGCCAAATCCAAATATTTTGTTCTTTGAAAGTTTCTATATTTAAATGCTTCTTTGCCTCTTTTACCGTTCTCACAGAAATTCCTTTCTCCCTCATAAACTGAAATATTTCAGTGGCCTTCACTTGTCCTTTTGACAAAACCTCGAGTAATAACATGCATGTTGATTTCATTTTTTTGTTTTCTGTTTTTAAAAATATTTCTGATGTCCTATCTCCATCAATATGTCCTAACCATTTAAATCCTTCTTTTTCTGTTAATTCAAACGACATCGGTTTTCCCTGTTTAGCTAAATTGTTTTTCAGGTTTAGGATAACTCTCTTATCTGAGTCTTCATTTAATCTTTTAACAAGCATTATACTTCTAGCTACCGCCACAATATCTATTGAGCCTAATCCGCGATATAAATCTTTCATGTTTGATGCCTTATTCATATGTCCGATAAGTACTACTGAACAGTTAGTTCTTGCCGCAACTTTTATTAAGCCATTTAATACTTCTCTCAAATCTGAAATATTATTCATACTTTTGTCTTTACCTAAAAATGATTGAAGAGGATCTAGTATTAGCAAGTCTGCTTTAACTTCAATAATTGATTTCTCAATTTCCAAACTGTTAAATGATAAAACATTTTTAATATTTATGAAATGAATGTTATTACAATTAGCTCCTAAAACATTAAGTCGTGGTTTAACCGTGTCTTCTATCCCATCTTCTGCTGACTGATAAATTGTTTGACTAACTTTATCTGATAGACCAATAATATTTTCTCTTTGTGATATTTCCTTAGAAAGTTCTGAGGCTAAAAATAACGCTAAAGTAGTCTTACCATCTCCTGGATCACCCTGTATAATCGTTAATTTTCCTCTGGCTATATAAGGATACCATAGCCATTCTATTTCTTTTTCTACTACATTTGAGTATGCTTCTGTTAATTTAGTTGTCACTTCTTCACTCCTAAAATTAGTTTTAGTATCAACTGCATAAAGATTTTATCAAATGTGTTAAATTTTTTTGCTACGCTATTGCGTTTATTTTAATTTTTCATCTAAAACAACGTAAAAACCTCCTCATTTACCATAATAAGGCCGTGAGAGGAGGTGATTTTAAATGGATATTATCGAAAGAATTTTTAATTTAATGAATGAAAACAACTGGAGTACATATGAATTATCCTTGCACTCTAATTTAACGCAGTCCACAATTTCATCTATGTTTAGAAGAAAAAGCGATCCTACCTTATCTACTTTGATTAAAATTTGTAATGCATTCAACATTACCTTAAGTGAATTTTTTAGCGATTCCAATATTAGAAATAATAATTATGTAATTGAGCAATTCAATAAATTAAATCCTCAAGACAAAGAACTTATTTTATACCTAATTAATAAGTTAAAATAGTTTTGCACCCTTGCACCCTTACTTAGCCTTTTTGCTAATTTTGGGTGCTTTTCTTATGTTTTTCAACTATTTTCCATCTTTTTATCAGGAATCATGTATACACTGCGTTCCCTTGCACCCTTGCACTCTTGCTCACAATAAAGATAATATTCTCTTGAAATTCTTAACTCATTTTTGTGTTCTTCTTGTACTTCTTGCCGATAAAAATTAGTATTTTAGTTGATATTTAGAGATTTTTCGCCGTTTTTTCAATTTTGAAGGTACTCACATGTTTTTCTTGTACTTCTTGTGCTTCTTACTAATTTTTCAGATTATATATTGTTGATTCAATCTGTTTTCTGATCCAGGAATCTAAATCTCCATAGTTTTCCTCAATGAATATTCGACCTTCTTCTTTAATCTCAGCGTAGATATTAGCTGATACAGCTGCTAGGACTTCTCTTTGTGCTTTTTCATCGAACTCACCCTTCTTCTTAAGGTTCTCAACGGTTGTCTGAAGGGCTGAGGTAACGTTACTGGTAATTACTTGAGTAATATTAGTAAGTACTTTATTAGTTCGCTCACAGTCCGTTTTAGTGCTTATATACTGTGTTACTTTAAGTCCGATAAAGCTAATTAACGGTAAAACTACACACGTTATTAAAATAGTGATTAAATCAATTAGAATCTCATTCATCTTTCTTCCCCCTGGTTGTTCTTTTGGTTGCTACATGCTCATCTAACCTTTTATGAGCTGATGACACTCCTTCTTCAACTCTTGCGAGTCTTGTTGAGATACCATCAAATTTAGTATCAGAAATATCAAGTCTTTTTTCAATTCTTTCAATTGATGATTTGATATATCCTAAATCTGACATTACAGTTCCTGACTCTCGGCCAATTTCTTTTGAGTCACTATCCCTATCTCTTCTTAAGGCAAAATACCCCAACATAAACGATAATACCGCTAATAGAATTGAGACAATCGTTAATACAATCTCAATCGTTGACATTTCTTAGTACCCCCTTCAGGTAATTTAATATTAATTTAAAGTCTTTATAAAACTCCTTATTATTTGATTTAAAATTTTCTTTATAAACTTCTATTTTTTCTTGTGCTAACGGCACTAGCGTGCTCAAATTAATCGTAAAGACGTTAGTCTCTAGATAGTGCTTAATCTGAGCTTCAATACGATATAGGTGGTAATAGTTTTTTCTTAAATCTGGATATTCTAACAATATCGAATAATACTCAATCACAGTTTTTAAGTAATTTTGCATTATATCTTTGAAATCTCGGTTTCGGTATTTATCATAGGTGGGCTTAAAACTATCCTCTAGTTTAATTAACTCTACATCCGCCAGGATATCATCATTAAACATTTTTAGGTATAAGGCAACCTCTTCATCATACTCCATTTTCTCAATCCAGTTCTTAACCCCAAAGATAAAATATTCGCACTTTTCTTCTAAATCATAATAGTGTTCAATTCCATTAAATTCATCTAATACGACAATAATGTCGGTATCACTCTCTTTAGTTTGCGTACCATACGCAACCGATCCGCAATAATAGGCTAACAAGACTTTCTTGTCTTTAAATAATTTTAGGATAGTTTACCTCCATATTTCTACTGTTGAAACGCGGTGTGATGTATTACTTGAATAAAGAATCATCTGATCGAATGTATATTCAATCGTTAAGGTAAAGTTTTGATTCAACCAGGTATAACTAAGTGTTTGCATCGAAGCTGATACAAGGTGTCTGCCTGAAAATGTAAAGACCGCAAAGTTTTCTAACCTCACATGAAATAAACAAAAAAATAGATTAGATGGAAACAATGAAATATTATAAAAGAATCTATTTCCACTCACCTGTGTTGGATTAATTAATAGTGGTCCAGTATTTTCATGAATATAATCCATCATTCTTTGTTCTGCCTCAAGAATAAGTCCCGTATATGGTCTAATCATTGACCTTGCGAAGTTTGTTTCTAATGTTAATGAGGTGGCTGTTTTTCGGTATCTTGCGATTGGAAACTGAAAACGTCCAACTGTTGTATGTAAGTTATTCTGAATTAAAGTCGGAAAAGTAGTTGGGGCTTCTAATCTTAGGAGCGTTACCGTATTATTAGCCAGATTTAAATCAATCACAATAAAACCGCTCGCCGTTGAATCTAAGCTAACTGAGATTGAAGTATTTCTTTCCACAAAAATTCTTCTTCCATAAATCTGAACATAACCACTTCCAAAATTAATTGTATTATTACCCGCCGTAACTGAGAGTTCTTCCCCTAAGCCTTGAATAATTCCAGCTACTACCAGACCTGATAAATGAAAATTAATATCCGCATCATCTTTACTTGATACGGTCGCCCCATCAAAAGTAATTCTTCTTAACGCCATTCTTATTCTCCTTGTTCTTTAAAGAGTATCTTTAATTTTTCTGTGAGTTTGAGTCTGTGTTCTCCAAGACTTACAAAACAATCTAAAAGTGTCCCTGAAAATTCAAACCTGGTCACTAATGTTTTATAAACTTTATCTTCATGGATAAAAGTAATCTGATCTCCTAAGCGAACATTACTTAATGGTTCAAAACTAATATTACCCATGTAAATCTTAAAAGAGATATTATGTAAATAATCTTCTGTGATTAATTCTGTTTCGGCCATAGTCATTAAGTTTGGCACATCATCATCCCTATAAATATATTTATTCTCAATCACGTACTCATATCTGAGTGAATGATTAACATTATTGGTAACCGTATTATCAGTTAATAAAAAGAAGGTTCTGGTTAATCTCATTGTATTATTTTCAACGCTTGGTAAGAAGGTGACCTTATTTAATCTGCCTTTATTATCTTCACTTACTGCTAACTCTCTGATTGCTGGAAAGTTTGATTTGAGCACAAGTGCTCTTCGGATGTTAACCGCTACTATCCTTATGTGTGTTATGACTCCAGCGACAATTCCAAGCCTGGCTTCTAATCTAATCCCAAACCTTTTGTTAACTCTTTGATAAAAGTCTAGGAATGACTCGATTCCTTCATCCAATTCAATCATCTCACCTTCTACCATGCTTTCTGTAAAAATCCTTAAAAATGGCTTGTTTTGAAGGTTATCAACATTTCTTATAAATTCATTACTTATCAAGTTAAGTAAGTGTTCAGCTATGTTGCCACTTCTTGTGACTTTACGAATATCAAAGTTTAAACTTGAAACAAAATCTTCTGTGTTTATCCTAACCAATCCCACACTCGTGTGGTCAATTCCTGTTATTACTCCAATATAGAAGAACCTTCGCTCATGTAAAATCAAAATATCTCCTATTACCGAAGCTACGCTAGTAGCGTTGATTACGAAGTGACTATTTTGTCCGGTCACTGTATCAAGGATAATTGAATAATCATCTGAGAGGTCATAGACCCCTTTTTGTAAAAAAGATTGTTTACAGAATATTAATATTTTCATAAATTATCCCTGCACATTAGTGCTGTTAATTCCCTTCATATTCTTCAAAATAAGTAATGCTTAACTCACAACCACTTCTAACTCCACTATTAAATATTAATCTTGATTCACCCACTGGTAAGGTAATAAAGTTAGTACAGGTAAAATCTTGTAGCTGATAGATATCTTCATCATTTAAAGTTACCTTTGAGTCAGTTGATATACTGCTTACTATCAAATTACCAGTTGTATTTGGTGTTAAAATTCTTAAGGTCTGATTGATTTCATCTCCCACAAAAACTCTTAACTCTGGAATATTAAAATAACCACTAATAGTTATAATAGTTTCTGCTGGAAAATGCCCATTATTAATAACCGTTAGGTTACCTCCGCTTGGAGCTGCGTAAGTAAATGGATAAGGATGCGGAAATCTTTTTTCTGTTTGGCTTCCTTCAATTGGAAAGTCTAAATCAATCCTTCTTAACCAATGCGTTAACTTATCTAACCTTAAACTACACCTTAATGATTTAAAGGATAATTGCCCTTTAGTTATTTCTGTAAACTCAACATAACAATATTTCTCATCAACTGCCTTGTAATAGAGCTTTAGTTTCTTGGATTTATTTATATAGTTAATAAATGCATTGTAACCTTGATAACCATTTAAGAAAACAATATCTAAACCAATTCTTCCAACTACCGCTCTTCCTTCTAGCTTTTTATACTTCATTCCATAAGTCAAATAAACATTATCTCTAACTACTCCTAACCCTTCCATACTAACTATCAAAGTGTGCGTATCAAAAACATAAATATCTCCCTTTTCGTTATGCAACGTCAGTTGCCTCATTAGAAGTTTCCTCCTAAAGCTTTATTAATTGAATTGACATCAAAAGTTGGACTTGTCGTATTAACCGTCACATTATTGGTTGTGACGTTATTTGTCGTTCTATTTTCTCTATAGTTCTGATTCGGATCATCACTACCACCAAACAGATTACCAAAGAAATTTCCAATATTCTTAAAAACATTTCCAAAAAAATCTGCGACTTTACTGACATTATCAATAATCCATTTAAAGGCATCAATAATTTTTTCTAACACCCACATAATTGGTTCTAAAATATTAAAGACTACTTCTAGGGCTGGTGCTAAAATATCACCAAAGATATCACCAACCATTTGAACTAATGGTGCTAACGTACTAAAAACTTGAACTATTGCATTTAATACAACAGTTAGTGGTCTAAGCAATGTATTGATTAGTGGCGTTAATAAATTCATCAACATCGCAATCAGATCAATAAAGACCATCAAGATTAAAAGGATTGGTTCTAAAACCGCAAAAATAATTTTTAAAACCGGTTCTAATGCAGCAATCAAAACATTAATTAAGACTCCTAAAACAGTAACTACTACTTCAATGATGACTACTAATGCTCCTAAGATTGAGTTAAGTGGTTCTAAAATCGCACTTAACAGATTACCGATTACACCAATTATTTTTCCAACTACCTGAATCATGATATTAAGAATCTGAATAATCGGTGGTAAGATGGCTTTAATTAAAATCATCAGTTCAATGATTATCTGACCAATTAAACTAATAACTATTTCAATCACAGGCATTAATGCCTCAAATATTTTTATTACTTCTGTTAGCACCATGACTAATATCGGAACTAAATCATTTAAAAGTTCTAAAATAACTTCAATAATTTCTCCAAAGACACTTACCAGTGTCTCAACCACTTGGATTATTGAGTCTATAACCGGTTTCAATTGTGCCATTAACATGGCAATTAAATCACCTAAAGGTGATAATAACCCTACTAAGGCATCAATTATCTTTTTAATCAGTTCTCTAAAGCTTTCGCTTTTTATTAGAAGGTATGCCAATACCCCAACTATTCCAGCGATTGCTAGTTTACCAACAGAAAAGCCTTGAAAGAATTTTAAGAGCCAACCACCAGCCATTACCGCTTTTAGTGTTTTAATAATCGGTGCGAACTGTAACATGATCTTAATCAGTGGACCAATTGCAGCCAAGACTCCAAGCATGATTATAATTACTCTTCTTAAGGAATTAGATAAATTCCCCCACCAATCTACTACTTGTCTGATCGCTGGGACCACACGCTCCGTTAAGGTATCAACTACTATTTGTAGAATAGGGACAACCTGAACTCCGATTGTGACTGTTAAGTTAGATACACTTTGTCTTAACCTAGTTAAAGCATTACTAAACTCACTCGCTTTTTGGGCTTGTTCGGTTGTTGTAATACCTAAATTCCTTGCCTCCTCTCGGAGGTCTTTAATATCTTCTGAGCTTGAACGTAGTATTTCTGATAATTCTGTTCCAAGTCTCTCTCCAAAGATTTGATTCGCGATTGCTGTTCTCTCTGCTTGATCTTCAACGCCTGATAGGGCATCACGAATAATTAAGAAAGCATCTTCTGTTGACTTGCCAGCTAGCTGGTCTGATGATAAACCAAGTCTTTCTAATGTCTGATTATATTTCGCTCCTCCTTGAGTTAAATCTCCAAGGATAGAGTTAGTCCGCATAAAGGCTCTTTGTAAACTATTAGTCTCAACATTTAAAATTCTAGCCACATGATTTAATTCTTGATATGCCTCAACCGATAAATTAACACGTGATGCATTAGTAGCCATCTGGTTGGCATTTTGCATCGATTTAACAGTTAGAGCTGCTAGCGCTGATGCGGCCGCCACAATCGGTAGGGTTAAATACTTAGTGAAGTTAGATCCTAGCCTTTTTAGGCCTTCGATATTCACTCCACCGAGTTTTTTAATCTGATTTTCAGTTTCAAGTAATTCTTTATTAAGCTTATTGATATCTGTTTCTGTATACTGAACTGATCTTTGTAATCTGTTAAATTGTTCTTCTGAGATTGCGCCTAATTCTAAGGCTTTCTTTGCTTCCTCTAATCTTTTATTCTGAAGTTCTAATCTTTGTTTAGTCTGATCAATCAGTGAATTTAACTTATCTTGCTTTTCTTTCCATTTATCAAGATTATTAGAATCAAACTTTAAGGAATTATTGATTGCCTTAAGGTCTTTTTGTCCTTCTTTTAATTGGGTATTTACACCCTTTAGTTTTTGGTCAAGATCAGATGTATCTAAACCAATCTTAATGTTTAATCCTTTAACGGTTTCACCCATCACTTGACCTCCCTAACTATAATAGAAATCTATCAATATCTGCCTGAGTAGCTTTTCTTTCTCCACTCTCACCCTTTAACATCTTAATTTCAATTTCAACCATTTCAAAGTAAGTATCGATATCTATAAACTCTGAATCTTTAACTGATATCCCCATATGAGCTAGATTAATAATAATTGATGCCGTTATTGGAGCTAACGCTCCTTGCTCACCCTTATGAGTGCTAGCTCCTAACCCTTTTTTGTGTTATTAAACAACTCTGCGATTGTTTCAGCTAGTTTAGTCAGTTGATCTTCATTTGATAAAATATCAAAGCCAAACTCATTTAAAAATTCATCATAGCTTTTACTTGAAAATGGCTTATGCAACACATAAAATATCTTAAAGATTGTATCAATGACTTGACTAGTATCCTCACTTGCATCATTCTTTTTATCAAGAACTGCGATATCAGAAAATAATTCTGAACCAAACGTATTTTTATAACTGATGATTGTGAATAGTGATGATTTAAGACGGTAATCATTACCGCTAATATTAATTGTCTTTTCCATTTGTTTCTCCTTTGTAAAATGAACAATATCTACTTATCTTTTTATCAGTCAGCGTTAGCTGTCGCCTGGCTCTAAAGTTTGCGGCCTTCTTGTTAAAAACTCCTCATAGTTCTGATCATTCTTATGGGCTGTAATAAATGTAATCATTTCACTACCAACCTCAATCGGTTCAGCCACAATATCTAAAGTAATCGCGTTTGCTTCTGCAGATTCTCCTTTAGTTTTAGTTGCCTCATTAATTGGAACAATACTACATTTATAAAACCAGGTTCTTCGTGCTAGTTTATCACCTTGAAGTTCAAAACCTAGTGCAAATTTTTCTGTTTTAGCATTTGCGACCTCTATGATATTACCGTTAGACAATTCCCGATATCCTAGAATCTTAATCTTAAAATCATTATCTAGTTCTGTTAGTTTCAAGGTTACACTTCTTCCGGCATTCTGACTTAATACCGCAAACACCCTGTCATCTGCAAAAACTCTCTCACTTCCACCAATTACTTCATGTGATAACTCTTGGGCTCCATGTAGTCTTAATGGCAAATCATATTCAATTCGACTGTCTTCATCTGATAATTTTGCATAATAAACATTGGTTAATCCAAAACTTACCTTATTCATTTAACTTCATCCCTCCTTTAACTTAGCCAATCATACTAATATGATAGACTCTGTGTAAAATATAATCATCTACCGTAAAACTACTAATCATTTGATAAGGCACTTCGTGTTCACGTAATTTTCCTTCTAATTTATTTTGTAATTTTATTTCTTCAAGTTTAGTTACTAATGTGATTTGATAGGTTGTGACATTAATGTAATTATGATTATCCGCATTAATTCCTCTTTTATTTGTTTCTTGCCAAACTATAAAAGGTAAGTATGAGTTTGATACATTATCATAAAGATTATTTAAGTGATAAACATTCTTAGTTACTGTCCCTAAAATCTTTTTTATTGCCCCAACGCTAGTTGGCATGGGAGATTATCTTTTTGATGTCTTCTAACATCTTTGGGGTAAATTCCTCATAAGCAGGAATTAAGAAAGGTCTAGCCCTAACAAACTTACCACTAGTATGCATAAAGCCAAACTCAATTAAATGTACCAGTGGTCCTTTGGTTTGGGAGGAAATATAAATGGATTTACCAACTTTCGTTTTAATAAAGGAGTCCGCTAAGTGTGGTCCACCATTATCGCCTCTTGGCGCATTTTTCCTAATATACTCTAAAACTTCATCTGCACACCTTTCGACTCGCTTATTAATCTCTTCAAGTACGCTAGTACCATATTGTTGAATTAATTGATTAATATCATTTAATAAATTATCCATTAATAAAATCCTCCAGAGCTAGCGCTGCCTTTGATAGGTATAGTTCAATAAACTGGCCTAAATGATAAGTTCTTTCAACCTTAAAATATTCAGCTTTGATCTGAACAAATTTTTCATCATTATAAAGAAATGACACAACTAAAACTTTTCTTGTAATATTCAGTTTAGTTTGAACCGCTAACGCGGATTCGTTAGAGGTTAAGGATCTCCCAATTACGACAAGATCTCTTGATTCCTTAATAATGTACTTCGTACCCTTACGTTCTACTTTTAGTAGTTTTATTTTAATTTGCATGACTAATTGCCAGTTGATTTAAAATTGTATAAAAACTTTGTGGTAATTCTCTGACTGAACCATCACTCTTAAATCCAAAGAACGTCTTACAATACATTATCACTAACGTTGTCACAATCTCGCTTTTATTGATTATGTCGTTAGATACTCCAGTAGAGGAGATAAGACCCTTACATGCCTTAATAAGGGTCTTAATCTCTCCATCCGCAAATGTTTCTTCATCCGGTATTAATAAACTTCTTTTAACCTTAAGTAATAGGGTTGCCATCTTCATCATACTTTGGTTCATCTTTTTTCGAACCAGCGCTAGCTGCACCTTTGGCAATTCTCACGAATCCTTGATATCCAATAACATTTCCACCCATAAAGACTGATGCCTTAAAACCAATAATCCCTTGTCTGAACTTATAGTCAGTTGATTTAGCAATATCAATTGGTGAGAATATTGCGATCTCATAATTCTTTAATGCCCCATAAGCCATACAGTATGATCCTTCTTTAGTCTTAGGATTCGTTAGAGCATAACAGTTAGAGTTAATGATATAAGGTATTCCATCGATTGTTTGTTTAACATAATCAATTGAATGTAACTTTCTTCCATCTTTAGTTCTTAATCCTGCGAACGATCTAAGATCGTTTTTATTAAGAATTAGTGAGGCACCGCCTGTTTCAACATCTTCATCGGCTCCATAAGCAAAAATTATATCGTCAAGAGTATTCTCATTAATTTCACTAATCTTCAGATCATCACAATCTGCTAGCGCAACTGCTTCTTTTGAGAAAAGCCCAGTAAAGTTACTGGCACTACCATTACCTCTTAGTAATTCATGTGAGATTTTACGTTTTAAACTTAGTTTAATATTCTTAATAACTTCCGCATCATATTCAATCGCTGGTAGTTTTTCAACTTCCTCAGTAATTTCTGTATAAGCAGTTAGTTTACATTTTGTGATTGTGACATAACCAAACTCCGGTTCAACCTCTTTATAGTCTTCACCCTCTTTGGTATAGCCAGCCATTTCAGTTTGGGCTTTAACAAAGCTCTTCTGATAAGTCTCGCCACCTTTAAACTTAACTAAACTTACCTGATCGGCCAAATTAGAAACTTGGGCAAATGGATAAGGCGCAAGGGTTGTATTAACATGGTTAGGTAGTAAAATCTCATCTTGAGCAATCTTCACTACCCGACCCTCCTTTAACGCAACTCCTCTTTCTTCTAACTCTCCTGGCTTAATTTCATTCTTAGTCTCAACCACTAACGTAGTTGGGATAAATTTACCAGCCATTTGAAGTTTCTTATCGATTGTGGTGCGTTCCTTGATTAGTCCGTCAAGTTCGCTTTCTAACGTTTCTAAAGCTTCTAACTCCGCTGTCTCACATTCTGTTTGAATGGCTTTAATTCTTACTTCAATCTCTGATTTTCTTGTGTTTAAATTCATTTTAATTTTCTCCCTTTATCTTAATTCTTTTTCTTATGATCAGCTCACGATGTTTCGTATTCGCAAGTTCACTTTCCAGTTGTTTAGTCTCATTAGCCAATAATTCTAAACTCCTTGCATAAACACTTGTGCCATCATAAGCTGGCACATCTACAATTGATACGTCATGTAATCTATCAATTTTAAAAATTGTTCGAACCGGTATATCAGCACTTCTATCCCAGAATTGCTCTTTTACCGTAAATGCAAAGCTCATCTTATCCAAGAGACCTGCTCGAATCATTTTATAAATATCTCGATTAGATTGTGTATCAAGGAGCTCCGCTCTAATCATAAGTCCGATTTCATCAATCACTAACGTGAGTGATTTATTACGAGTTCTCGCAAGAATTAGAAAATTATTTTGGTGATTATACTTAAGAGGTACATCCTTCATATTAGCTTCAAGTAGTGCTAGGTTATTAATGATTTCCTTAAAGCCATGACTTTCAGTTCCGATTAGTGTTTCTTCATTAAATTTAATGGCATAACCCTCAATAATCATCTTATCTTCAGAAGTCGCTCTAATCTCAGCTATTCTTATTTCATTTTTCATCTTTGTTTGTGTTTCCATTATCTGTATTGTCCTCTCCCTCTTTTTTGTTAATATCTTGCCCAACCTGATATTTGTCAGCGTGTTTGGCATTAATAAAGTTTAAGCTCTGAATTCTCTTATCGCCACCTTCAATTGGCGCATATCCTAATACACCCCTTGATTCATTAACTGAAAATATTCCTAGTCCCATTAGTTTTTCAACCGCATTAATCTTTGAGCTCCAACTCGCATAATTTAATCTTTCGGCATAAAAGATAATTTGTTCACCATCTAATAATTTATTTGGTGTTAACATTGCCTTACTAAACGCATTTGACAAAAATATTGAAAGTGGTTCTAGCGTGTTTTCATAAAAGGCATTATATTCATTTTCATCATACTTTGAATTAAGGATCGCCTCACTTACTCCAAAGTAATTAAGAATTTTACCTTGGACAAAACTTAACGTTTCTTTATCAACTAGTTTTGGATCAACATTTAAAGATATATATTCAGCCTTTGTATCAACCGGTACAATCGATGAGCCTTTGATGTTATTATTTTGTTTTAAGGCTTCATCAAAGAGATCTTTTTGTTTCTGTTTATCTTTTTCTGATAACAAGCCATTCATCTTAAGCAGTCCCTTAATCTGAAAGCTAGAACGAATTGCATTCTCTAACCCTGCGAGCAGGTTCTCGTTTGTGTTAATGCTCTTTAAGAGTTGTTTGTGTGTACTTGTGGCACTATCACCACCAAAGAATTCATGTTTCTTATATAACCGCTTTAAATGAATTAACGATTCATAAGGTAATGTATAAGTTTCTCCATCACCAAACTTCATCTCTAAAAATAAGTTTTCTGACTCATCTTTCTTAACTTCAACTGATATGGGGTTTAAGGGGTAGAGACCCCTTAACTTATTCTTTTCATCATACATCTGATAAATGAAGGCATTGTTATTCATCAAAAGCAACGATATCACTTTATAAATAAATTCTGACACTGTCATGTATTCGTTAGGGTATTGAGTTAGTCTGAAATTGATTTCATCATTTATAATCTCAACCGATCCGTCTTTTTTCTGTTTAATATGTTTCGGTTTTAATTTAGAGATATGGGTTGCGATTCTATCTATACAGACTTCGGCTAAATCCGAATCTTCAATCCGATTACTTGATGAAAATAAAAACCCGCCATTTGAGGTGAATATTCCTAATTCTGTGTTACTTGTATGCTTATCTTTTTTCTTGCCAAACAGATTGAATATGTTCATGATTTCTCCTTCATTCATCAATCCTTTTTAATTTCAACGTTATTGTATCATTTAAGATTTAATTCTTTAGTTTGCTCACAGCATACAAAATAAAAAAACTATTCCTTCTTCAGAAATAGTCCTTATTTATATTTAGTTGATAATCATTGTTTAATCGAATATTTTAAAATTATTAGATAGCATGTTTTAATTAAATTATAATAAATTAAATTAGAAATATCATTTTTCAAAAATGCAGATATTTCTTTTTTTTCCTCTTTGCTTAGCAAATATTTTGAAATTTCCTCATATTCTATTATTTCTCCTTTTATAGATCTACTAACTAAACCACTAATTGTACTAACCATTAATGTCATAGAAACCCCTTTATTAAAATCTTCAGGGACTCTAAATTCCATAAAAGATTTTAAAATTAGTTTTTCACTTTTTTGCATAACTAACCTCCTGATTATTCATTATGGACTAAACCAGTAACTAAATTCAAATTTATCGTTCATAATTATCTTCTCCTTAGTACTCGTTCTATCATCTTTAATTACTTAATCAAACATCTGTAATGCATGTATAAATTTGTCGCTTAACATTTCCAAATCTAGACCTAGTAAATTGGGTTCATAATCTCCTTTCAGTCCTTTTTTCATCAATAAATTATTTAATTCACAAATAATTTTTTCCAACTCATCCTTATTTATTATATTTACTTTATATGAATTTCTTTCAAATTCAACAGGTAAGTTTTTAAAAATTTTACTTAACAAATTTAATTCCTTTCTGGAAACCACAATCCAAGCCATAATAATCCAACTCCAATTCTTCTACTCTTTTTATTTTTCGCCCATGCAGTGACAAGTTTACCTTTTTTATTTAAAACAACTACCGCATTTTTACCAAGGAATTTATATGTACTTCTAAAAAGTCCTCTTTTAGTAATGCTAATCGGTGCTCTCATTGTGTCCAATAAAGCTCTAGATGATACACCATGACCGTTCCTACTAATTACTTGATTAAGTCCGTGTCTAGTAAATCCTGTAATTTTATTTGGTGTAAATGCCAAATAACTTAAACTCCCACCAATAGCTGCTCCAATCAATGCACCGCTACCAAACCCTATCATGGCACCAGCAAGTATCCCATCAACACTCCAATCCGTTAAAGCTCCACCAATCAATGCACCAATCGCAGTTCCAACACCAGCTCCTATTAATGTCCCTTTAGCCGCACCTAAAACAGTCATTGCTAATAATCCTGTTCCTAGCCCTGCAGTTCCTATTGTAAGAACTACTATAGCAGATGCAAGCAGCACAGATCCTACAGCGACGCCAGTCCACCTAAGCCATCTTGGAGCAGTTCCATTTTCATCCACCATCATAACTGGATTATTGTTACAGTATACAAATAGATTAAGTCCACCAATTTTCTCTTTATTTAAATAATTTAAATCATCAGCGTTAACAAATCTTATCATATTAGGGTCATAATATCTAGTCTTTAAATAATAGTAATCGGTTTCAGAATCTAAATAATATCCTTTATACACAAATCTATTGATATTATTGATATTCTGATTATTAACCGTTCTTCCGACTATCTTACCCCAAGCATCATAACGATAGGATACTTGAATCTCACCTTGCTCATTTATTACATCTGTAATAATTCCTAGTAAATCTCTTACATAGAAAAAGTTTTGATTTCCAAATTCAAAACCTACCAATAATCCTCTTTCATTATAATGATAGTTTATTATATATGACGATGTTTCTCTTATTATATCCGAACCATTAAAGTGATATCTAGTTATTTGCCCATTCGCAAACTTCATAGTTCTGATTCCAGCTTCATTATACTCATATCTAATATTATTATTGATGCCCATCAGTCTTCTTCCTCGCCACTGGAAGACTCTATTTCCGATACTAGATGGATTACCTGCATAAGCACTATCATAATTAATTTCAGTTTCTTTATCAAAAACTTTATCAATAATTTTAACTAATCGATCAGGCCATATTGGATCATATTGATATAAATAACTTTCTATTGGTTGTGACCCACCTAACTCAAATATTTTTTTGGTGTGAATATTTCCATTTCCAACATATGTATACCTTGTTTCAATGCCCGCAGAATCTTCCTCTCTTATTAGTCGTGATAAATAATCATACTCAAATCTTTGATAAGAATTTCTATTTTGCATCAATGTTACATTACCTAACTTATCATACTCATATTGAATTTCATCTCCATTAGAACGTTTAATGTGATTGACTTGAAGCGAGGTTGTTGAGTCACCCGAGGTTGGGACTGTATAATTAAACTCTGAGATAAATTCTCTTCTTCCGGTATTAATTACTTCCTTTGTCGCTCGACCTAAAACATCCACATGCGTTTTCACACTGGCATAAGGATTATTATTTAGTATCGCTGAGATAAAGGAAGTTCTTGGTAAATATGGTGTAAAGGTTAACATCTCTAGTTGACCATTTAACCAATTACTTGAATCACCATTATTAGTTATGCTTGCTCCTACATTAGTCTGCATATTCTCATAATTCATAATATCTTTGACTGTTAATTCATGGTTATTAATTCGCATTGTAAATGTTGTTTGATTCCAAGTTAAAAATACTGTATGCCAAACATTATTCTGACAAATAAATCCAGCTAGATCTTCTCTTTCAAATGTTGTATACAACCTTAATGTATTATCAGGATTTAAACTTATTCCAAAAATATTATTTTCGTTACGATTCTCAAAAATAACCCTTTGATTTCCACCAGCTAATATTGGTTTAAATCTAATACTTAAAGAGCCCTTTTCTCTGATATCAAACTTATATGCAAGCGATGATCGATTAGCCGCCAAACTTCTTGATCCATCATAACTACCATATACATGTCTTTGATTCACTACGTCATATTCAAATAATCTTAACTTATCTACACTAAATCCAGGCTCAACATCCACATGCATAATTGGATTTACTCCAAGTTTTGAAGTTAATGTTCCATTTAAACTTACTGTATGAAAACCATTATAAATTGCGTTTCTTTCAAATTGCACTCCTGATTTAGGGGTCATATTTTTTCTTAACTCTAGAGTTCTTGTTAATTGATGAGCTATCGCCCCAAAACTTTGAGTATTATGTATTGTAGCTCCAATTCCTAACATAAAAATATTAGTTCTTAACAATCCTCTGCCATCTCGGCCTATTGCCATATGGTTTAGTTCTCTTGAGTTGATTGTTGTTGCTTGTAATGTGACAGACTCATTGTCTACTTGTAATAAAATATTTCCGCCTCTTATATTTAAACCAATAAAATACCAATTCTTAGTTTTTCTGATTCTAATTTCATTTGATGTAATTGAATTACCATTGGCTGGAGTCCACCTTACTCTAAATGTGTAATAATTATTGACTAGTCTTGTGATTATGCTTACTCTTAAATTAGATGAATTACTAAGTCTTAAAAACTGCTCCTCTGCAGTTAAATTCTGAAACTTAAAATATCCATAAATTGCTTTATTATTATCAAATCTTACACGCCAAGTTCTAATAGCTTCCTGATTATCAATATTCCATCTAGTACTCATGACAGTATTTAATGAATAACTTATGGTGTTTCTGATTATATTAAAGTCTGCACCTATTTCATTATTGAATATTATTTCTTTTGGAAGCAGCTCATTAGGTTTAAATCCATTAACTCCTAATAATGAATCATCATAGGTTGAAATATCATCATCAGTAAATGTCCTTAGCATGCGTTCTCTAATTCCTGAACTATTATAACCTGCATACTCATTAGTATATTCATAATCATAACTTCTGACCGCTCCACCGCCAAGGTTATAACTAAATTTCTGTAAATTATTTAAGTTATCATATTCATACCCTAAAACATTGATCCCATTTACTTCCTTAATTAAATTTCCAGCATTATCATATGAGAAATATTTCTGTGCATTATTCGCATCAATTCTAATTACTTGATTCTTTTCATTATAGTGATATTCGGCTATAATAATATTTCCAAAAGTAATTCTTTTAATTTGATTATTATCATTATAAGTAAAGCTAAAAGCCTCATTTGGGTTTTCGCCAAATGTTTGTCTTGTCATTACTCCTGAATTGATTCCACCAAATAACCTATCATAAGAATAGGTCGCAAGTACAATATTATTTGCTAAAACACGAGTTACTTTACCACACTCATCATATTCAAATTGATAATGAACTCCATTTTCTGCAGTAATTGATTTTAGCGATAAGTCATCATTATAATCAAATTTATTTAACGCAATTTCATTTCCATCAGTTTGACTAATCATTGTAATATTTCCATGACTATCATAAGTAAAATTACTTATTGCTTCATTAGCATTAGTTTCTCTGATTACTCTTCCTAAATTATCATAAGACATTAATGTCTGGTTACCAAATTCATCATTCTGCTTAATTAGTTGATTTCTATTATCATATTCTTGTTTTAACTTTATAATACCAATACTTGATTGTATTCTTGTACCAATCACATTATTGTTTCTATCATAAGAGAAACGAACAATATTCCTATTATGATCATGGATATCACTTAATCTTCTATTTCCATCATAAATAAACTTTGTTATATTTCCCGCATTATCTGCTATTCTAGTAACTTTATCCTCAACATCATATGATAATGTACTTCTTGTGTCAGCCGTTTGAGCTAGTGTTAAGACATTTCCTTTTTTATCATATTCATAATATGAACCCACATTACTCTGAAATAACTGAACACCAGCTATTAGTAACGGGGCGTCACCGATGTAACTATATTCGATCATTATTTGATTATATTTCCTTGTTGGCATGACTTTATTAATTATCATCTGCCATTCTTTTGTTTGATCAGTTATATCAAAAGTAAAGTTTTCCCATGAATTTCCATGAAATCCAACTCTAATTTGAGCTAATCTTGCTTGATTGATATCTCCTCTTATCCAGCTAACCAAACTAATCTCTTCATTAGCATTTCCTGACACTAAAATCCTTTGGAGTATTGATTGTCTTGTTTGTGCTGCATTAAATTGAAAAGCTCTTCTTCCAAGTGCATTGTCTAATGGAGCTGAATTATGAATATTAACCGTTTGTCCAAAGTTAGACATTGAGAATAGCGATCTTTCCCATCCACGCGGAAAATTGTTAGTTGAATATTTAAAGAATCCATTATTTACTAAGTTAGTTTTTGAAGTTTCAGTAACTTTTGTCTGAAAGTTATCAAAGTAAACAAATCCGCTTAAAATCTGACTACAATCAATTTCAATTGTTACAACCATATCATCATTTGGTATGTTTATATTATTAATTTCATACTTAGTCCAATGAAATCTTCCTGGCAGTGAATTGACGCTGGGATTATCTAAATTAGCATTATGTAAATTAACTCTAACAATAAAATCTTGCATAGCATGAACACGCCTAGAGAAAAATGATAGATTGTAGTTCCCTCTATTAAGTCTGATTATTTGTCTAATAATATTACTAGAACCTACACACTTTACTTTTAAAATCTGTCTACCTGAAAGTCCTCCAGTTGTAATATTAACCAAATTAGGATTATTTGCTTGCCAGGCAAAAAATCTTGGTTCATTATATAGTGAATCAATATCTAAATTATATGGATCAACTACATCAAAACTATGATTTAAAACCTCTGTCGATGAATGCTCTATTACAGTTGAATTTGAGTTTAACACCATACGACCTGTCCAATCATCTGTTGTTTGATAACTGGTTGCGATCGCATTTAAATTTTCATCTACTTTCTGAATGACTAATCCATAGCGATTATAATAATGGAAAATAGACTTACCACTGAAGTCTTTGATTTGAATTGATGAATCATGATTTCTAAAAACAAATAACATCCACTCACCATCTCTTGATGGATTAAATGTCTGATTGCTTACTCTTGAAATTCTTCCAACCATATAAGTAAATGATGTTGCGATATTTTCTTTAAGACTTACTACTCTTATTATATTTGCACTACTATTATATAAATACTCTGCGGTAAATAATGTTTTAAATGGCGATTCATTACCTGAATGATATCCATTTTCATCACCCCAAGTTAAAACATCAATTAGATTAATTCTTTGTAAGGTGTGAACTCCATCATAAATAAATAATAATCTTTTGTTTTCATTCATGAAGTTAACTATCTCAAGAAAGTTATTCTGATTATAAAGCAAATGTATTGTATGACCATCTGCAATTATGGTTCGAATTCTATTATTTTCACTCAAAAAAGAAATGTTGACTCCATCACTTCTATTTATACTTCTCATTAAACCATTACTAAACATTTCCATCCGATTCTGCTCTTTATCAATTATTGTTAAAATGTTTCCATTAACTTCTATATATGAATGATCATTTAAGTTAACGTAAACATCATTATGACTCGTTGTAATATTAAATTTCTCTTTAGCAGTTACACTCCAAACTTTCTGATACTGATTTACCGTCTGATCCGCACTTACAATTGTGATTCGATTATTCATTATAGATACACCGTAATCAAAACTCATTCGCCATCCAAGTGGTAAGCTCTTTGTCTCAACAACATTAACTCTTGGTCTTCTATGTGTATTAAAAGCTCCTATATTAATAGGTGCTCTTACGGAAGCAGTCGAAAACCCTTCAAAAAATTGAGTCACGCTACCTGTAAAGTTATTAACAAGACTTGTTCCTGCGAATCCGGTATCAAAATCACTTAAATCTTGATTGCTTGAAACCCCTGTATGACAAGCCTCCTCAATTGTAAGCATTGGATACGTGCCCCAATCATGAACAAAGAAAGACGTTCTTAACCATGTACTTTGAGTTGCTTCTACACTGATTATTGTAGTTCTACTTCTTTGTCCCTGCCACAACAGAGCAACATCTGTTAAATCAAATTCCGCAAAATAAGGTACTTCATTAAGATTACCAGTACTTCTTCTTGTAATCCTATGTTCAGCGATAACTTCACTATTAACAATATTTGTATTATGATTTATATTTCCTGTAATGTTATTTGTTACTCTTCTAATTCTAATTACTGTTCCATTTTGACCACGATCTACCAATAATCTCAGTTTCATACTAGCAATTAAATCAAGTTGGTCTAATGCTAAGTCATTTATTCTTATATACATAAATCGACCTGAGTTAATTTCAGGACTTGGTACGTTTATTCTTGTATCATTTGATACGAAGTTAATCGTTTCTAAATTAAATCCCGCTAAATTAGTTGTTCTTTGTATCATAGTTTTCCCCTTTTATTTAAAAACAAAAGCCATTAGTACAAGATATATACCAATAGCTTTCATTAATGCATTTTTATTAGATCATCAATTTACCATTTGGTTCGTTAACGCAATAAACAATACTTCTTTAATTCTTATTTGTTTTTTTATTATATCATAATTTAACATTTTTTGCATTTTTTTCGTTCGACAGTTAAAGTAAAAAGTCACTAGCTTAAACTAATGACTCTTATATTTTATCGTATTTAACTAAACCATAACGATGGTGAAACCCTACCATTAACTTCAAACCAAATTGTAAATCCACTCCAATAATCACTTGGATTAGGAATCATAAAAGTTTGACCTTGAAGTAACTTAGATCTTAGAATATAAGTAAATGAATCTCCATCTCCTGACCCTTCATAGGAAATCCATACATTAACTGCAAAGGTATTATTATTTAGTATTGTTCTATTCCCTGTAAATACTGGTGCATTTGGAATAACTGGTGGTGGATTAATGCTATTACTCATGCTTATTCGCGATGACATCATTCCATTTATTTCAAACCATACTTCAACATCCCCTCTATGAAAATACTCTTGCGGAATATTTAATGTGTTATTTGAAGGTAAGCTTCTATGTATTATTGTTGATTGCCAATCATTATCACCTGACGCCTGATATCTAATCCATACATCTACAATCCAAGAGTTATTATTTCTTATTTGTCTACCACTCACTATAGTTGGAGTAATCACATTTATCGGACTAACTATATCACAGATTTGGCAAACTCTTACATTTCCTATAATTATAAAATTGTGGATACAATTCAGACCATTAAATCTTACCTGCCTATTATGTGGATTCCAATGTTGATGCCAACCTGCTGGAGTTGCTGACCTACCTCTAACATCAAAAATTGCATTACCAATATTAGAGAAAGCAAATGCTCCTATATTTAGCACATTGACAGGAATTTCTATGTTATCTCTCAAATAAGGATTGTTTGCAAAAGCACTGCTTCCAATAGTAGTTATTGTATTTGGGATATTAAGACTTGAAAATCTTCGGTTAGCAAAAGCATTACTTCCAACTTCTGTAACTGTCCGACCATTTAATGTTGATGGAATAGTCATATTTGCTCTAGGATTAATATTCAAAGAGTCAATTCTAAGATTATTTCCCGCTAATGGCGTAGTGTTATACATATCATTTGTTATTGGGGTTACATTTAAATCATTCATGATATGAGACATACGACATGCATATCCAAAACGCATCATTAAATTATCAATTGATGCAAAATGTAATCCTATTAAATATAAGGAATCTGCTCCAACAATATAAACTGGTCCTCCACTATCTCCATTCATACCAGGTTCTGAATACCTAAAGGTATTTCTGATAGTTGTTGTACCATTAAAAGCTAACTGCATTGTTACATTTGAATTATTAATACGATCAAAAGTAATTCCTGTCACTCGACCAACTCTCATTATAGGAGCCCCAGTTATAATTTGACTATCTCTTCCTATTCTCACATTAGTAAAGGTTTGATGTCCATGTCGAACATGCGGAGTATGTGACCACCCATCTTGATCAGTAAATGGAGTAAACGATGCATCAATAGACCCTCCCACTTGACCACGTTCTGCAATGCCTAAAACAAGATTACTATGTACAAGTCCATGTCCTACTCTAGTAACATGATAATTTGTTAGAACTCCAACCCTACCAGTCATATTGCACATTACATTAGCACCGACTGTTCCTCCGATGTGATCTCCTGCATAAACCGGTCGTGATTTCGGATTAATCACACCATCTTGGTCAACTATAAAATCTATTGCAGATTCACTATATAAATTATTTGCTTGTAAAGTTCTAATAATTTGTTCTAAAAAGCTATAAGAATTTAAATAGACCAACACTTGATTAGTTTCTTCCGATATAGCAAGAGTAAAAATACCATAATAATCCATTTTAGAAACTAATAATTCTTTAATGTTATTCAAATGATTATAAGAATAATTAAAAGAATTAATAATAATATCATTGCTTAATTGTCTAACCGGTGCTGTAAATGGCATTATATAATTATTTGAGATGCCAACATTTAAATTTCCTTCTTCATCAATCCAAATACCAGCGAACTCTTCATTATATGACTCTTGTAAGCCACCTCTAGTTAATGGTGAATTCGTTTGAAATTTACTTAGAGTATGATCAATTAAATCCATACTCCTACTAATATTTTCTAAATAGATTGCAGAGAAATTTTCATTTTTGGCAATTTCCATTTCATCTAAAGAACTTGAATATCCATAGATTGTACTCACAATTGATATTAAACCGAATACTATAAATAATAGTATTGCTGATGATATTTTTTTCTTCATTAAATTATCCCCTTATTCTAATTGATATTGCTCTTGGAATTAATATAATACGTTCAGTAAAGTCTTCTCCCATATAAAAGTTAACTTCAATGCCTGCTCTAATTTGATTATGTTGAACAAAATTTCCATCCCAAAATTCATTCCACCTTTCAATTGAAAGCATTTGTGTGTTTCTTACTATCTCATTTGAGCCAATAATTAATTCATTTGACGGTCCATCTTCTTGCTGTGATAGTCCTACATCATGCATTCCTGGATAAAGAGCCATAAAGAAGATATCACTTAATGAAGTTGATTCAATATTAATTGTTTTAATACGAATATCTTCTCCACTTAGATTCTCTAATATTGCTGTCATTTCAATGATATCTTTCATATTTGCCCTAGTTTTATCTACAGATATTGTTAGTCTGAAATCCTCATTTCTAGTCTCGCTGGAACTAGGGGCACATGCAACTAATGCACCTAATAAAATTATTAAAATAAATATTCCAAGTTTTTTCATCTTTTCCCTCCTATTAGTAATCTCAATTTAATTAGAGTATACCATATATTATGAGAAAGTACTTCTTTATTAATATTATAGCATGTTCCAAGAATCTTTTAAATTCCTAATCGGTCGACAATTTTCGACAGTCAAAATTTTCAACTTCACCTTTAAACTATATTAACCAAAAAGATTTTATCAAGGCTGTTTTTTATGACTGCATCCCTTCATATTCTTGTTTATAACGGTTTAATACTGCATAGGCGATGATTAGTGCTACTGCCCCATCAATCCTCTTAAACTTGCTGCCAAGTTTTGAGGGTTGGATGTTACCATTGATATCTACTTTTGCCTGTGTATTGGCTAAGTTCCATTTCATTATTGGATGATTGTTATAATTAACAAGTTTGTTTTTAAGGTCTGCTTCGAGCTGCTTCATTGGCTCACTTAATGAATAGATTCCTTGCCTCACCTTTTCTAATGTAAAGCCCGCATCTTCCATCTCTTTAACCCAGTATAATGAGTTCCACGGATCATAACCAATCCATAATGGTCTGACTTGGTGGCCTCTAATCATTTCCACAAACCACTTGGTAACTAACGAGAAGTCGTTTTGCGAGCCTTGGGTCACTGTGATTAGTCCTTGAGCTACCCAAGTATCATAAGGAGCCGCATCTTCCTCTTTTCTTTTTTCAATGACTTCACTTGGCATGAAGTACTGCATTAAAACGTGTTTAATTCCGTTTTTAACGATGAGTAAGATTGCGACTGTCAGATCTGTCGTATTAGATAAATCAACGCCACCAATGGCGTAATTATCTTGAACCTCTTTTATCTTAAATTTAGCTGGATTATCTAAGTCTCTGAATTCTAACCAAGCACCTTGGTCTGTTTGCTTAACATTAAAGTCCTTACATAACATTGTCACTTTAATTGCGTGATCATTTTTAGATTTATTCATAATGTCTTCTAAATAGGAAATTAGTTTTACTGATCCTAATGATGGGTTACTTTTCTGCCAACTTCGTTGGTCTTGATAGATTTCTTCAATTGAATCTTGGGTGTATAACCATGGTAATACCCTCTCATCGGTAATTTCTCCCTTAATCAGTTTACGACAATAAATTAACTTCTGATCCAGGAAGCCTTGAGTAACTACTCCTTCAGTTGTAATAATAAAAATTAACGGTTCTAATTTGGTCGATTGACTTTGTTTAATCGCATCATATACTTTTGAATCGGTCATCTCATGAACCTCATCAATACAACCAACCTCAATATTAAAACCATCTTTGTTTCTACTTTGAGCTGAGAGTTTCTTAATCTTGTTTTTATTCTTTGGCGAATAAATGAAGAAAATATTTTTCTTAGAATACTTTTCATTCCTCAGGGTCTTCGACCCTTCACGCATATTGTTTATCTCTTCAAAAAGAATTGATGCCTGATCATTCGTGTTTGATGCACAAACAATGTCTGTTCCACCACTTGATAAAAAGAATTCAGCTAGGTCAATTCCTGCGATAAACGTCGTTTTACCGTTCTTTCTCGCAACTAGCAATACTACTTCATTAAATCTACGAAGGCCGCTTGTTGCGCATTTAAAGCCGTAAGCAGTCTGTAATAATGCTTTTTCCCATAACTCTAATAAGAATGGTTGACCATTGAATGGACTCTTTGTATGCTTACAGAATGTTTCAATAAAATTGATTCGCATTAAACCAGGCTTTGGGTCAAATGTAAATTTAGGATTACTTAATTCAGCTATCAAAAAATCAAGTTGGCTTTTTAATTCTTTACCAACTATAATGTTTCCTTTTTCAATTTCTTGATAATACTCAATTAAATAATTCTCCATTAATTACCCCTTCATTTTATTTAAAAACATTTCTAACTCATCACCACCATCATCAGATACTTTTCCGATAATAGTGTTGATACTCTTCATAACACTTACTAAGGTTGTTAAACCCTTTGAATATAGTTTTGAGGCTTCTGTTTGTTTTTGTCTTCCGTTTTTATTGATTTGAATTGAACCATGAATCTTAATCTGTTCCTGTAAGACATCAATTTCACAAAGCAAAAAAGAAGCTTGCTTAGCAAGTTCATCAACTAAGCACCTCTTAGAGGCTTCAAACTTCTCTATTCCCAGTTCAACTCTAAGCTTCTCATAAATTTCTGATACATCTTTAATGTTACTCAATCCTCATCTCTGTTTAACATTCCAACCGGAATCATCAGTACCTCACCAGGCAGCTCTTTGTCTGATAATTTCTCAAATAATTTATTCTTTGGTAATCGTTTCATCTTTCCATTTGATTTGTATACCAGCACACTGCTCATAAATGTCGTGATGTAGACTTCAACGTTTCCACCCAGTGTTTCTTGTAGATCTTCTAGTTTGAAGAATTCTTTCTTTGGTCTGACTGTTTGGATTGTTTCATTAGCTTTGAATAACAGTGCATACTTTGGCGATTGGTATCCTTGGTATAGTCTTACTGGCATTACGATTGTTTGATTACAAGCTTCGCAGCATACATCTCCTTTGAAGGGGTGAGGATTACAGTCGTATCCTACAATTTTTGTCTCACATATAGAGCATATTTTATTCATTATTTCTTCTCCTTTTTTGGCTTCTTTAAACCATTAACAACATTATACCGCTAAGAATTTATAAGTCTACTAATACAAGACTTAAAGAGTTTAAAGCCAACTAATAACATATCTTATACACAACTAATTCTCAAACCAAAAAGAAGGAACTTAAGTTTTATCAAGTTCTTCTTTTATTTATCAGTTGCACCCTTTATTATTCAGGTCTTTCAAAGATTGCTTGTGGGCATAATAAGATATCACCTATTAGTTTTATTTGGAATAACTTTTCAAACCACGTATTGATTGGCAATCTCTTTAACAACCCTTCTTGGTTGCACACAATCAATTTCTCTTTATATGGCGTTGGGTATATTTGAATTAGTCCATTTACACATTTTTGTATCTCTTCTAGTATGAAGTGTTCATCTTTTGGTCTAATTACTTCAACCGTTCCTTCTGTTTTAAATAACAATGCATGTTTAGGACTTTCGTTTTCGAGGAACATCTTCAGTGGCATTATCTTATTCATACATTTACTACAAAATGTTTTTCCATCAAATACTTCTGACTTTATTGCATCTTCCATTATTGACTTTTCACAAAGTGAACAAATTTCTTTATTTGGATCTTCATTAATTTTTTCATCTGTATTATAGAAGTCTAATTTTACTTCTACACTACCAGTTTCATTTAATTCTCTTATAAGATGCCAAATCATATCACCAAAATCATCTTCCAACTCACAATCACCTTGCATGATTACTTGTTTGGAATTTTGTGTTACACTCATTTTGAATTTAATTGAGCCTACATATTCAGATTTATCTATGCTTATAACACATTCACCTAATTGCTTACTTAAATCTCTATGGTGTTTTATTTTAAAGTCCGTTTTAATTTTTTCGGCAAATTTAATCAAATTCTCTGCCTTTCTTCCAATAATGTATTGCCTTTTATTAATCAAAATATCTCTTTTTTCAACTAGTCTTTTGATTAACTCTTCATTTAACTTACTCATTTGCTATCTCCTCATAAATAATTGTTATTTTCACACTTTCTCCTTGTATAAATGTTGGCAAAAATTGTGTTTCAATAATCTTCATGATATCAAAAGCTTCAGCACACTCTCCTTTTGTCATTGTTATTTCTGATTCTTGTACTGCCATTATTGAATAATTAATCCTATTATTTGTTTCCATTTTATCTCTCCTTTTGGACCCTTTTGGATCTTAATCAAAAGTATACCGCAAACAATTTTTAAGTCTATCATTTTATTCTCATTAAGCTAAGAAAAGCAACTAACTTATCCTTTGTGTTAGTTCTTATCTGTTAAATCTATCTCGGTAGTTTCTATCGTTTCTCCTGTATAGAAATCTACCTCAACCATTGTTACTTTTCTGAGCTTAATCATTGTGTCGATAAAATCTATCGTGATTGTTTTTCTTTCTGATCTGTCCCAACCCCTTGTGGACTTCAAAATCATCTCACCAAACTCACCCTCTGAACAACATTCTCCTTTGATGATTTTTGATTTTGTTCCTTGCTTGATTTTGATTCTGTATTTAATCATTTCTGTTTCATCTGAGTCTTTATAACTGATAACACATTCTTTGGCATATTCACTAAGTTCTTTGTAATGTTTTACCTCGAACCCTATTTTCACTTCTTTTGAGAATGCTAGGATATTTTCCGCTTTAGTCCCAATCACAAAGTGTTTGTCATAGATTATAATTTCTCTTTTCTCAATGAGTTCTTTTATTAATTCCTCAGTTTCCTTATTCATCCTTAACCTCATCATAAATAATTTTTATTTTTGTTTTCTGTCCTTTTATTAACTTTGGTATTATGTTTTTTTCAATAATTTCCATAACCTCACCCACACTATCACATTCCCCTCTTCCAAATGTCGTTCCTGATATTTGTTCTGCTTCAAATACATAACTAATTTTGTTCTTTTTTTCCATAATAATTTCCTCCTTTTTCGACTTTTCTAAGCCGTTAACAACATTATACCGCTAAGAATTTATAAGTCTACTAATACAAGACTTAAAGATTTTAAAGCCCACTAATAACACATAACATACATAAATCCTAACCAAAAAGCAACCAATAGCTCTTTAAGCTATTTGATGCTTTGTTTAAACTACTTTATTGGGTTACCATGAAAGTCAAGTGGATTGCCCTTCTCATCTACTCTTCTTAGTAATTTCCGATTCTCAGAACTAATTGTTGTATCAATGAATTTGATTGTGACAGTTTTCTTTTCTGCTCTGTTCCAATCCTTCGTTTCTTCCCAAATCATTTGTCCGAACTCTTCCTCTGACTGACATTCACCATATATTTCTTTTGATTTTGAACCTTGCTTGATTGTTAGTTCGAATTTGGTACTAGTTGCTTGTTCAGGATGTTCATAGCTGATGATGCATTCGCCGTGGAGTTTGCTAAACTCTTGGTGATGTGTTACTTTGAATCCTGATTTTACTGTTTTAGTGAATTCTAGAATCATTTCTGCTTTTTGCCCGATCACATAGTGTCGGCCATTTCTGATAATCTCACGACTCTCTTTTAATTCGGCCATAAGCTTATCAACTTCATGAATTTCTTGTTTCTCTGATTCTTGTTTTTTTATCATTTCGTTTCTCCTTCTTAAGCCCTTGTGGCTGTTACTAAAACAATACCGCAAACAATTTATAAGTCAACTAATATCGCATTAATTAAAGGTCTGCGGCAAAAACCAGTCAAGCATAACCCAGAATGTGCATTTGGAGTGCGTGGATTTGCCCGAAGTGGGCAGGTCTTTGCGTTGGGGGATTGCGGTTGAGCAAAGCCCGTTTGCGTTCCCCCTTTGCCAGTCTCTTGATTACTTTGCCGCATACTTAGATTGTATAATAAGTCATCAGTATTTTTGGTTTGCTGAGAGCATACAATTTTAATTTTTTTTCATAATTTTATGCAGAAATTCTGTTGTGTTTCAAATAGTCAAATTTCAATCTAGTTTTTAGCTTAGCTTTTGGCTTAACTATCACGTTTTTTGCACCTTTATAGTAAATTCTGAAACTGTACCCTTAGGGGGTGCAGTTTAGCGATGAAATCTTACCATTTTGAGGTCAAAAAAGGACTCCAACAGGAATCCATTTTTTCAAAAAAGTGAGGCCGCGTATTTCAGAGGTTGGGCTTTCGGTGTGGTGAAAATGAAAAAAAATGAACAGCCTGGGGGGCTATTCATAAATCTTAATTTCAATTTAATGTACTCAATTTCGAATATATTATAATTGCGAAAATAGTATTTTCGCAATCTCATTCTTCGTAGTGACTTATCCAAACCTAACCGTATCTAATTCGATACGGTTAATGGAATTGCCTATTTCAACCTCGATCTTTATTATTAATTATTCAGGAAAGTTTTATTTTTTCTTCTTACCCTTCGTTTTGTGCGGCTTTCCCTCAAGTAATTCATAAGTCTTCATGACCGTATCAAGGAAATCCATTTCTGCCTGTGTTAATTCCTCAGCTGATTTCTTAATATATTTGTCATATTCATTAGATGCAATTTTAGTTGCTTCTTCATGTGATACTTCTCCTGCCGCACTTAGTGTCGGTTTTTCTCGATAAACAATAAATCTTTCTAACTCCTTAACCCAATCACTCATATACATTATTTCTTGATCATAGGCTTTCATTTCTGCTATTTCTAAATAGGCAGATACCATTAAATTTAATTGCTTTATTTCATTTTCATTCAAATAATTTTTCGCAATTAATACTTCATTTTTGTTCGGTCTTAATCCTTTGAATGCCTGCAGACCCATGAAAGGTGACTCAGAGTTCGCTCTAGATGCTATTAGTTCTGCTGCTGTGTGTTGATGAACTGCAAAGTGAAGTTTATTTTGCATTATCTTAAAGAATTCAATTGCAACTTCTGACTTTGGATTATAGTCAATACTGGTTGCGAATAAGTCTAAGACTTGTCGGTAAAACACTTTTTCGCTAGAACGTATATCACGGATCCTATCAAGAAGTTCTTTGAAGTATGTTCCACCACCTGCATTCTTCAACAACTCGTCATTCATCACAAATCCTTTTTGCATATATTCCTTTAATATTGAAGTTGCCCATTTTCTAAAATGAATTCCTCGATGGGATTTTACACGATAACCAATTGCAATAATCATTTCCAGATTATAGTATTCAATGTCACGGCTCACCTGACGGCTACCTTCGTTTTGAACTGTTGCATATTTTGCAACAGTTGCCAGATCATCCAATTCGCCATCTTGAAAAATACTTTTTATATGCCTTGAAATAGTAGATTTATCACGTTGGAAAAGGTTCGCTATTTTATCTAAGGGAAGCCAGATATTGTCATCATCAAAAAAAGTTTCTACTTTTGTTTTTCCATCTTCTGTCTGATATATTAAAATATCATTTTTCTTTTTTGATTTTGACACAATAATCGCTCCCTTAATGCTTCTTTACGTGCAAGTATTATAACACTTTCTATTATATTTTCAACATTAACATTACGTATTCAATATCAATTTAACAGACAATGTCTGTTAAATTAAAAAGTAATAACTAAAATTAGCCTTCCTTTCTTTAATCAGATATAGAATTATAAAATATTCAGAATGGTTTCAACTGTCCATTATGATCAAACTCAATAGTCCTTTTACCATCTAACTCTCTATGTATTTGCTTATGACAATTCTTACACACGGCCATCAGATTATCATTACCTAATCTTATTTCAATGTCATTATAATTTTGGTCAGTCAATGGAATAATATGATGTACCGTTTCCGCAACTCCGCCACATCTTTCACATTTAAAGTTTTGTTCTTGAAGTTTATAATCTCTTGCATTAAACCATGCTTTAGAGTTATAAAAGTTTTGAAGTTGCTTACTCTTCGCCATCCTCTAATACCTGATCCATTGCTTCTAAAAGTTCTTCTTCTCTATCGGTATGTTCCCATGGATGCTGGTTACTAATTCCAACATGTCCATATTCAGCCAATGATCCAAACTTTTCAAAAGTCATAAATGCATATTTAATAGTTTTAGGTTTAAGGTCGAATACTTTCTTGATAACTTCTAATAAAGTCGCATCTTCTGATTGGGTTCTGTCAGTTTTAATTGAGATACTAACAGGATCCGCAACTCCTATCGCATAAGCTATCCCAATCTCACAGTATTTAACTAAGAAAGTTTTGACAATATTCTTTGCGATATACCTCGCATAGTATGCGGCTGAACGGTCAACCTTAGATAAATCCTTACCACTCCAAGCCCCACCACCATGTAAGGCAAGTCCACCATAACTATCACATTGTAGTTTTCTTCCAGTCAGTCCACTATCTGCATACGGACCACCTTTAACAAATTCTCCGGTCGGATTAATTAGCACTTTCGTGCTTTCGTTAAGATACTTTGATGGAATGACTGTTTCGATTGCCATTCTAATTGGTCCTTCATATTTATTTCTTTCAACTGACTCTTTTGTCTGAATCGAGACAACCACACAAGACACATTTGTCGGTTTATCATTTTTATCATATTCAACTGAAACCTGACACTTACCATCTACTCCATAAATTTCAGGGTATAACCTTGTTAATGAATCTAGTTTCATTGCCAGTTTTCTTGATAAGACAATTGATAAAGGCATCATTTCTTTTGTCTCATCACAAGCATAGCCATACATAATCCCTTGATCACCGGCTCCACCTTTATCAACTCCAAGAGCTATATCTGATGATTGTTTGGAAACTTGTAACATAATATCAAATTCATCGCCATTATAGCCAATGTTATTTAATGTTTGTTTGGCAATATTTTCATAATCTACTTGTGCATTTGTGCTTACCTCTCCAGCTATTACCAATAAATTATCTTTTATTAAACATTCAATCGCACATCTTGCATTCTTATCAATCAAGCTAATGGCTTCTAAAAGAGAATCTGCGATTTGATCGCAGACTTTATCAGGGTGTCCCCTCATTACTGATTCACTTGTTTTAATCATTTTTATCACTCCAATATTTTTTTATAAATAATACTTGCATACCTACAGTATCCAAACCCTTCTGATTCAATCAATAATACAAACTCACTATTTTTACTCGTTACGGCAAGCACATGCCAGATATTATCCTCAACATACATCAGGTGTTTGTTTTCTAGAATGAACTCATATTCATCCATTGGCTCGTTAATAACTCTCATTAACTCTTGATTACTTATGATGATTGTTTTTACAATTATGAATTCATGCTTAGGGGTTATCTCATCTCCAATTGGCTTTCTAATAAAGTTTGTTCTTAAGTTTCTTAATATTTCAAACTCATCTTTATCAGGTACAATTGCACATCCACCCCAAGTGCCGTGTAGTTGTCCAATACCATCAATTAATTCTACAATGCCAACTTTTCCTTGATAGTATGGTTCACCCACCATCTTAATTATTCTAATTCTTGTTCCAATCTCAACCATTTCGACTCTCCTTTTCTAACAAACAATTATATCGTTAAAAATTAATAAGTCTAGTTAAACTTGTTTAAAGAAGTCAATATCTGATAATAGTGTGCTTGAGCCATTTCTAATTAAGTAACAAGCATCCATATTACCCTTTAAATTAATGTATCTCTTAACTATCACATCCGCAAACTTTTCATCTAATTCCATTAAGAATGCTTTACGGTTTAATTCTTCAGAAGCTATTAGTGTTGATCCCGAACCACCAAATAGATCTAGGACATTTTGTCCTATGGTCGAGGAGTTTTTAATTAGTTCTCCAATTAAGCTGATGGGTTTCATTGTTGGATGTAAATCATTCTTAACTGGTTTATCATGATTTAGAACACTATTTTTCAATGAATAGATTTTTTCTAATAATTCAATGAGTGCTTCTTTTTTCATTGACTTAAAGTCAAGACTCAACGAATCAATGACCGTTGTCTTAGTTCTGTCATCAATAAAATAATGACCCTTACCTTCTTTCCAACCATAATAAATTCCTTCATGTTTCCACTGATAGTCTTGTCTGCCTAATACAAGCTGATTCTTATTCCAAATTAATTGTTGTCTTGGTCTTAGGTTATTTTGACTTAAGGCTTTATCAAATTCAATATGAGCTGATGAAGAGTGACATACATAATAACTCGCACCCGGCTTTAAACAATCCAACATATTCTTAAAGCATTTATCTAAGAATATTAAGAAATCTTCCGGTGACATTTTATCATTCTTTATTCTTCTGTTATCAAACTGTTCATAAGTATCACCTTTAGAACCGATGTCAACATTATATGGTGGATCTGTAACAACTAAGTCAACCTGTTCTCCATTTAACAATATTTCAAAATGTTTCTGATTAGTTGAATCACCGCACATTAATCTGTGATTCCCTAAAACATAGATATCACCTAATTGTGAATATGGTATTTCGGTGATTGCTTCTTCAATATCAAAATCATCCTCATGAATTTCTTCAGGTAAATCAAGTTCAAACCCAAAGAGTGTCATATCAAAATCTTTTAAACCTTCTAATTCAAGTGCCAGCTTATCTAAATTCCAACTTGCGATTTCTCCAACCTTATTATCGGCCAGACGGAATGCCTTAATTTGCTCATCAGTTAGGTCATCCGCAATTATACAAGGTACTTCTGTTAATCCTAAATGTTTAGCGGCCTTATATCTTGTATGACCTGCAATAATGATATTATTTTTATCTACAATTATCGGAACCTTAAATCCAAATTCTTTAATTGAATTAGCGACCGCCTCAATTGCGGCTTCGTTATCTCTTGGATTATTTTCATATTCCTTTAAATCACTTATCATTCTTTTTGTTAGCTGCATCTATATCCCCTACTTCAAGTGGTCTCCATTCAGACTCATTATTTTTAATCTCTGCCTTTTTCTCTGACAGTTCAAGTTCATATTTCTTCTCAGAATATTCCTTACCAAAATTAATTATTAAAAGGTATCTCCCTACTCCTGGATCAGGTAATACATTTCGCATTTTCTTTAAAATTTTCTTCTTAGTACCTGATGATGTTTGTTCAATATATGTATCTTCATCTATAATCTGAAAGCCCATCGCTTTTTTAAACATCATCTCAAGAAGTGATTGTTTAAGTAAGTTCCTTCCAGTAACGTATGCTTCATCAACATCTTGATACTTCTTTCTTAATGTATAAAGTGTTGTTTCTGAAATACCAAGGATAGATGCGATGATTTCCATTCCACATGACTTTGAGGCAAGTTCCTTAATTAGTTTTAATTTTGATTCTAATGTTTTATCTTCAACCCATACTTTATAAATATCCTTCCTTTTCAT